CAGTTTTTTAGGTTCGTGAATCATATCTTCTCTTTTACCTAATCTCCATTCCTGATGGTATTCAAGTATTTCTATTGCTGTTTGTAATTCCATTTTCGTTTATTTAATTGGTTAAAAAACGACCGCCTATCTGCAAACCGTTATGCGAAATGTAAAACAGAACCACCGCTTGATATAGCTAAACTATTAGCAGTTGAATACTCCATTTTCCTCGCTTCATTTTTATCAAAAGTCCAATTAAACTTATATCCTTTTAATGTGCTATATCCATGTCCTTTCATAAACTTTTTATTTTTTTTAACCAAATACACTTCTAAAAAAATAAATTTTTCCATATCATTTCTTTTTATAATTTTCAAACCATTTCTCAGTAAAATCACACATCATATCATTTCTTGTATATTCACCATATACTTTATTCCCAAACTTATTCAATAATCTTATAACTTCATCCTCATTATAACTATCTTTAGCATTATTCCAATTATCTTTAGTCTTTTTATTTATAGCATCTGCAATGTAACTGCCTAATTCATCTTGAAATTTTTGTGCTTCACTTTGTTCTTCAAACATATTTTGAATAGCACCCCATCCACGTACTTCTGCAACAAGATTTAATGTATTATCAGGTTGTTTGCCAAATATAAAACCACTTCCTTCATCAAATTCAGCAGTACCAATATATTTTTCTATTTCTGTTTTATACTTTTCCATATTATTTTGTTTTAGTTTGTTCTCTATATCTAATACCAAATGCTCCATCTTCATCAACATAATCAAACTGATTTCTTTCAATTGCTTTTGCTTGTTCAAAAATATCGAGTAAATCATTTCCAATAAAGTATTGATTTTTACTCATATAATCTAAGATAAATTCTACTGCTGTTTGTTTCATATTATTTCTTTTTAAATCTGCAAATCGTTATGATTCATACAACACTTTAATATCTTTCTTCAACTCAGTCAATTCTTTTTTGTCATGCTGTGCATATCCTGACCAAGCTAATATCACCTTCTCAATCTCATCATAAGTAACCGGATTCTCAAACAGGTCTCTTGCTTTTTTTCTTGCAACAGCGATGTCAATATCTTTATTCTTAACCTTCTTTCCTGATGCTTTCGATTTATCAATCACATCTTTTATTTCTTTAGATGACATCTTCTTTTTCTGTGCTTTCAATACAGAAGTCATGGTGATATCGCCATCTAATATAGCCTGTTGGATATCCTTGTCAGTTCCTGCAATCTGAAGGTGGTCATTTACATAGAAAATACTTTTTCCGATTCGGTTTTTTATTTCTTCAGGTGTCCATCCCAACAAAACAAGACGCTTGAAAACTAAAGCCACTTCTATTGGCTGTAATTTCTTATTATCATTCGATGTGAAAATAGAAAAAATACGGTCTTCTTCTTTTGTCTTGGCATTGTTAATAAAGAACTCTACATCTTTAACAGGATATCCATTGTTTTTCAGCCATTGGAACGCCAAATAACGTCTTTCTCCGTCTACGAGGTATACATAGCCATCCTTGTCCATATCGCCTAATAATGGCGTATTCTGACCGTTATTTAAAATAGACAACGCTAAGGATTCTATATCTCCATAGTCTAATCGGACATTAAAGTTTGGTCTTACCTGAATGTTCTCTAATGGAATCTTGTACGTCTGACGGTACGATATTGCGTTATCTCTTACTACGGCTCTGTTCGCCATACTCTCCGGTAGTGGCTCTGCTCCATTAATAATAGCCTTTGCTTTCTTGATTACTGATGACATGATTTTTTTATTTAATTGATGATTGAATGATTTTTAAGTTCGCTGCATAGGTGTAATAATTCACGTACACATATCTGATATTTGATTGCAGTTCCACTATCTTGCGTGAAGGAATACTCTTTATTATTTTCCCTAAATTCTTAACTTCTTTACTATCTACTAATACACCATAAGATTCGAAATCTATATTGTGAGGAATAATAAACTCATCTGAGACATACACCGGAATCGCACCATATTGCAGACACTCCGCTATTCTAAACGATGTGATTCCATATCCTCTTGGACACAATCCAAATACTGAACGATGTAATAATTTACAGTATTCCTGTAATTTAAAACTACGTGCTGTCAGTATCCAATTTCTCTCCTTCAGTTTAAATATCTCTCTTCTTATTTCATGAGTAGGATTGCCAATAAATGAGCATGGTATATTTTTCCTATCCCTGAACTCAAAACTATGCCTTTGGCTTATCAACGGAAGTGGATAACCTATTTTCTTACCCATCCCGAAAACCTGACAATCCAAATGAGAGATGTCACTCAGGATTCCATCATCATACTGACATACTGTAAAGAACTTTCCTTTCAAGGTGTTCAGGTAATCCTGCAACTGCTGCATCATTACTTTGTTTCTGCCATAGTCTGCTTTCCGGTAATACGATGTCCATGTTACAGGCAGAAGTTTTCTGTCAGAAACACCGTTGTAATTCTCCTGAACGTAGTTCTCAAAATCCACTACATTGTCTGAGGGATACGGTCTACTGTCACGCATCACAAAATTTTGTCTTATAATTTTATCCATCTTTGAGGTATTATATCATGCTCTTCTAAATGCTTATTTGTTTTCCCAAACCACTCCTTTGGTGCTATAACCTCTCCGTCTGCTATCCATGCAGCCCACCAACTATAGGTGCTGTTTGATATGATATGAGCCTTGCATCCTGCCATCATGTAGAAATCTTCCATAGTAGTTCCATTCATGAAGTGGAATGTGCATCCGTCTTTTTTTATATTATTCTGATTCCACTCAGGGTCATCACCGAACACTACAAAATTTCTTTCTCCTTTCTTGTAAAAATAATCCATACCTCTGTTAAAATAATCTACACCAAGTTGAATGTACTTATCCGGCATAAGAAGATAATCTCCTCTCCTCACATGGATAGCAACAGCGTTTGTTTTAATAGGCTTTATTCCTATAAGGTCTAATATCTCTGTCCTGTATTTTTTAAAATACTCCTCACACTGAAAATACCCATACAGTTCATTGTTGTGATATCTCTTGGGAGCCGGTAACTGTTGAAAGGAATGCTTCTTCTCCTGTATAATATTTCTCTTGAATTTAGGATTAAAATTCTTATCCATAAGATGATAAAAATAATCTCCTGCCGGTATATGAAACGGCTCTGTGTATCTTAGAGCATAAGCAATCGCTGTGGCAATCTGAAACAAGTGGTTCCCTAATCTGCCTTGTAATTTTACTGTTACCATTTTAATTTTATTTATCACTAATTAAGAAGCAGTGTCATCCAAGCCTCTTCTTCATTTTTATCTTCTTCTTCTCGAATAAACCCAAAAGTAGAATACCAATCCATGTGCCATGTTTTTGTACAAAATATCCTCACTTGCTCTGCGCCTAATTTCTTTGATTGATTAATGGCTTCTATTATCAACAACTTAGCAACACCTGTTCCTCTGTATTTATCATCAACATATAAATCTGAGAACATAACTGTTTTAGGGTCTGAGTGATACCATGCTACCATTATTAACCCACTCCCTGAACTGTTAAATATATACAGTTTTGTAAAACCATCCCATGTTGCCAAATGCGTAATCATGCTATCTGTATGCCTTTATAATCTCTCTTAATTCTGCTGCCTTCTTCATATTGTAATCCATATCCTTCATAAATCCACTACCCTTATGCACCCTGTGATAATACTCCATCTCCGGCACAATAAAAAATATCCCTCCGGCTTCCATATGTTGAATTGAATGCCAAACAACATCTGCTCCTTTCATATCCTCATTGCGCTTGAATGTCTTTAAAAAGAAATCTCTATTTACAACATAATTTGCTGTATTCATACAGATGTTAAACATCCCATCGGTGATATTCTGAGCCACCTGTTGTTTATGATAATACAATCCGGCAAACTTCCTGAAATCAAACTGAGGATTCGCAGCCTGTGGCATATAGATACAGTTGTCTTGAAACTTCGGTACGTGCTTAAATAATGCGTCTATATAATCACTCTTGATGATATTGTCTGAGTCAAATAAAATCACCCATTCATTCTTCGCTCTACCAACAGCATTTCCCTTAATACGCTGCTGACCTATATTAACAGGGTTTAAGTATATATTAACCTTGCTGTAGTTTTTGAATTTATCTTCTATCCAATTCCTTGTGAAATAATCACTATGGTCATCCACTATAACAATCTCATCTATGCGGTCATCATTCAATACATTTCTGAATGACTCATGCAGAAGAGCTGTGCGGTTATAATTTGTTATTACTAATGACAGTTTCATTGCTCAGTTGATTTAATGTACTCTTCTGCCACCTGTCCTCTTAGATACTCTCCGGTGTCTGCAATCACATAAGGCTCATGGATTCCTTCGATAATACTCTCCGGCACAGGGTAGTTAAAGCCACTCCCTTCTATCCTGTAATGGATAGTGATATCCGGCTGCTCATCTGACTCTGTGTGCTGTTCGGCAAATGTTCTGCCGACTATCTTACCTGTGAAGTATTTCTTCTTATACTTGAAAATTACGATATCTCCTAACTGATACTTTGTTGTTACTTCTTTTCCCATGATTAATCTTGTTTTTGTTTTGCTAAATACAATTCGTAAGCCTTGTTGATAACATAAGGCAGCATGGTCTCTGTATCACCACGATACATAAGGTCTTGGTATTTCTTAATAACCTTACCACCATTACCAAATGCCTCCTTCAGAAGAGATTCACTGAAGCCTCTCTCAGATAACAACCCTTCCATCTCCTTCACTTCATTTAAGGCTCGGATACCGGAATCAGGCAACTTGTAGCCCTCGTTCAATAATTCTATCAACTCCTCTGCGGCTCCATCAACTATTTCATCAGCCACAACAACAGCATCCTGAATGTCCTTCTTCTTGTTCACATCCTTCATCTTATTTTCAGTTGCAGTAGTGGATGTCATCGGCTTAGTTTTAATTTCATTACCATCATCCATAAATGTTGTATCCGTCTGAGCATTCGCATTATCATGCAGAGACATAACTGTTCCGATATCGTCATAGTTATCATTCTTAGGCATCATCTTCCACAGGTAACGGATAGCCGTCTTCTTAATCATCTCACCCCTGTTGTCTCCTTCCCATATAGTTGATGACCACTCTCCGGCATCCTTCTTCTTCTTGGCAAATTTGTACGCTTCTGTGCCATTCATAATCTGATTCACACGCTCAATCGGAAGGTAAACATACTGATAGTAATCATCACCCCTTGCGGCTGCGGCAAACACCCCTATCTCCTCTCCTTTGTCTTTTTTCAACACATGGTAAGGCACATATTTTGCTACCTTATTTCGGGCAAAATCAAACTCAAAATCATCACCTTCGTAAATGACCTGAGCAAACGCTTCTTTCGCTGCTCCGTACTCCACCAATTTAGTTATCATTCCCTGATATCCTAAATCTAAACAACATTTATCCTTTCTTGGTATCAGATAAGCCTGAGCCAAATTCGGATTCAATGTAAGCCCCAACAGAGCCACATTTTGAATGGATTCTTTTACAGAGTCAACTGTACACTTCTGTAGGTATGGACTCTTCTTTATGGCATCTAATGCAAACATACACTGCGTTGCCATGTTTAATTTAAAAGAAGTAGACTGTTGTAGCTCCTTCTGAAACTCAGGACTCTTTAATGTTCCCTCTAACGTAATTAATTCACTTGATGTCATGTTATTGTTTTTATTGATTATAAATCTACTCTTGCTCTAAAACTATAGTTATTATATGCGTTGTTACGGCAAGTGTCAATACCTTTACAGGCTCAAATCTATCCGGTATATCTTCGCTTATATCATGGTCAATGTATTTTATAATATATTCCTTCTTTCCAAAGGTTACTATATCTCCTTTTCTTGGAATAATATTAAGGCTGAACTCTTTAAAGGTTCCATCAGGCAATTTAAAATTTACCGTAGTTTTAATTTCCATTATAATTCACTTTGATTTATTACTGTACTTGTTTGGGTTTTTCTGAAGTCTGACCGGAGCCATCTGTTCGCTGTAGCCTTCCAATCCTTTATATGAACAGAACCTCTCTTCCATCCTCTCTCCTGCCAATAGTCGTAGAACTCATTAGCCTCTTTTGCAATAACAGGAGTAGCGTACTCTGACTTAGTTATCATATAAGCCAATACCTCATCTACAGAGCTTGGTTTACCTTTACCGCTTAATACCGGAGCAGATGTCTTCTTTGATACAGCAGAAGGCTTCTTCTTGATGTGTGGCATAACAATATAACTCTTATCCTTTATTTTGTTTATAACAATATAGCCGGATAACAGAGCATCTGATATTATATGCCTTGCCACTTTATCAAATAAATAATTGTCTGAATTTATATCCATATCACCGAAGTCACCAAATAAAATATCCTTACTGAAGTTGTAAATGATATCTCTCGATGTTTCCATCCTGAGACTTTTTGATGCAATGATTCGCATCTCTATTGACTGAATAATATACAACCCTAAGCAGCCGTATTTCTCTTTAATTACCTTTAACTTATCTTTCGCCATTGTATAAAATTTCTTCTTAAAAAAGCCACGCAGAAGCGATAACACAAACATGAATAAAGGTTATCACCTCTGCTTGATGTGGCTACATAAAAACCCTGTAGCGGATACAGGACTCGAACCTGTGACCTTTGGATTATGAGTCCAACGAGCTACCAACTGCTCCAATCCGCAATGTTACTTATAAAGCAAACCCTTGTTGGAGTGATTCACTGCTTTTTTATATGGCTTGGTCTTGGCTTCCTTCTTCTTACGCTTCGCCTCTGCTACCTTCTCCTTACCTTCCTTTATTTCCAAAAAGGATAACCTTTCTTTTTTGTAAAGTTCATACTTTTTATTCTTAATAACAACAACTTTTTTCACAGAACCAAGACCATCCAATTTTGTATAATCCATCTTAGACTTTCCGGTTTCTGATACACGCTGATAAATGTTTGCCACTTGTGTAGCGTGTTTCATCTTTAACTCTTCTGCCACCTGTGCTATAGTAGCCAACTCAACAGTCTCAATAGTACCATCTTCGTTTTCTACCTCTCCAAACATTCTTTTTAATGATAAATACATCGTTTTAATTTGATGGTACAAATATCTAATTTTAATACTTAACTTAAGTGTTAAACTTTGTTAAGTAATAAAATAAATAAAAAATCTGTTATAAGTGGGAAAGAAAACCACAAACATTCTTTTTAAAACTAAACATACTCACGCTATCGCAGCGTTAGATTGTTGACTATTTTCTACACAAATAGACATATTGTTGTTTTTATGCGTCATAATCGGTATTTTTCCGACTTAATGAACGGTTTTATACATCATTTTGGATTCAATTCCAAAAATATTATACTCATTTCGGTCTATACAACACCAAAAGAAACAACAAGAACGCAATACACACATACGCAATCGCTTCTAATATCCGTACTATCGTTTTAATAGATTTTTCCATTTATAATCTTGAAATTACGCACATGGTAATCTCCATTGTTTTCAGTTCTTATGTGTGCGAACCCATGCATATAATTATTAGCAAATGGTGAATAGTCAGGATTTAATTCACACAAACAACCCGTACTATAAGTAATAACAGCAGAACCATTTAAAGTTGTTTCCTGATGCTCTGAAACCTTATGTACGTGCCCTATTATGGTAGATTCTTTCGCTCTCATAAATACACCTCTCGCAGCGTTAACAGGTGCGAAAACACCTCTTAAAAGCAAATGTCCATGAGTTACATTTAGCTTCCCGATTTTAACCAATGTTTTATCATCTATTTTTTTTACTCTGTGATTTGCTAAATTCAATCTATCTTCAAGTAAATAGTATTCATCAAAAAACAACATAGGTGCTTTTACCTTCAACCATTCTTCATACCTTACATCATGGTTTCCTAATAACCAATAGACATTAGCATTAGGTAGTTTATATCTTAGATACTCAAAGAACTGAATACAAGCGTTAAATTCATCTTTGGTGCATCGTTTTGTCGGGTCTGCCTGAAATCTGCTTTGATGGTGAAAATCTAACAAATCACCGTTTATAAAGACTGTATTTACCTTATGCTCTACACCGTAATTTATAGCAGCTTCAACAGCACTATTAACCTGATACGGAATATGCAAATCAGAAATCATTAAAATATTATTGTCAGCAACAGGCAATTTATATTTCTTTTGTTCCCCAGCAAAACTGTCAGGCATTTTAGGCATTGTACTTATTTTTTCTACTTTGCCATTTTGTTTAAAAAATACATTATGTTTTCTTGAATATTCCCCATGCTCTCCACGATATGTCCTAACTGTCGTTCTTGCATCTTCAGCATCTTTAAATAGTAGTGGGTTTTGTTTGTAGGCAATATCTGCTATTGTTTTTGTCGGGTGCTTGGGAAACTTCTTTATAAGTTCCATTACTACTGTTCCTTTCGGTGTTACTTTAGCCATATAGTTAGTTTAGTTAGAAGTTTTTTTCATTATATCTATCTTGTCTGAAATCTCAAATTCGTAATGGTCACTTGCTTCAACTCCACACATTAAAGAGTACATAATAAGATTGTTTGGATGTATAGATATTGATACTATTACTCTTTCGTGCTGTTCCGAGTCTGTAACCAAATACACACTGTCGCCTATATCGTATTTAGTAGTTAGCTTCATTTATTGGAGAGAATTATTTATATCGTTTTCAATTGGAAATGCATACCATCCCAATTAGCCGGACTCCAATATCCACCCCAATCAAATCCTGCATCAGTGAAGCATTTAACAAATCCTGCGCTTAATGTTGGCTTCTTCTGCCACCCATTCCATGCAGCATTCACATCTACTGCTACACCCCAAGAATGAAGACTCGCTGCTTTGCTTCCTTTTTTCTTTCGCACATTGAAACAACCATCCCATGTTTTCAGCTCATTCACAAAACCTCTATCTATAAGGTTTTTAAAAGCCTGTGTCAATGGTGCAATCATTGCTCTGTTGCAATATATTTTTTTAGGAATAATTCCTATTTCTAACTCAGCAGGAACATCCCACATTGTCATATAAACTCCTTCTCCTTTCGGTGTTGTAGGGTCTCCCCATTTATCCCAACATTGTTTGCTTGATAACATAATTATAGTTTTAAATGACTATTTCTTTTTCTTTCTTTCCTGTCAGGTCAATAACAACAAGCGGATACTTGGCTTCATTGTTATACACCCCTGCTGTAGCTTTGATGTTTTTAAGCGCAGACGCTTTTGTTTTCACACACTCGCTGCTCTGAAGAACTTCTCCGTTCTTTGCATACACAGTCACAAAGAATTGACCGAGTGTTTTCTTTGCTGTTGATTTATTAATTGTAATCATCTTAATGTTTTTAAAATTTACTAATAACTACCCATGTCAATAAACCCATGACTGCTAAATTTAATCCTCCGGCTCCTAAACTTATACCCAACTTCATTATGTTGTTTTTCCTGACCTGTTTAGTAAAAGCAGTTTCCATTTTATCTAATCGTGAGTTCGTGATATCGTTCAATTCTTTCATGTTCGAATTAACCTTCTTAAAGTCTATACCGTTCTGCTTGTGCCACTCCAACTGCTTCTTCTGCTCTACGTTCACAGAATCCTGAACAACTATTTTTTCTTTCAATAATACGTTCTCTTCCCTACATTCATCTCTATCGTCTTTCCATCCGATATATTTAGACTGCTGCTCCGGAGTGGAGCATATAACAGTATCTGAGCCAATCTTTGCTTTAATTGGATAAATACTCTCGGCTCTTGTCAACAAGACCATCTGTAGTAAGATTGCTGTTGCTAATACGAATCTTTTCATACTTCTTTTTTAAATCAGAAATTTCTTTATCTGAGGCTCTTAATTTCTCTTCAAGTTTTAATACCTTTTGCTCACTCGCACCTATGCGCTCATATCGGGCTTCTACAGTGTCTAAGATGGTCTTATTTTCTTTTTCAATCATATCCTCCACCTTATCCAAGATATCGCTATAATCAGGAGCAGGAGCCTTTCTGAAGATAACAAATAAAACTAATACAGCTACCATAAATAGCAGTATAATAAATTTTACATTTCCCTTAATCCATTTTACAATCTGCTGTTTCATATTAATCCATTTCTTTTTCTAATTCACCTGATTGAATAGGCACATCATTGCTTGTTATTTGTTTCTCTTTAGATAATGTTTTACCTACAACCAATGCACCTGCTGCTGTTACAAATGCACCTGCACCCATAACACCTGCTTCAAACTTAGTAAAAATAGATATCAAAAGTCCTGCACAAGCAAAAACACCAAACCAAAAACCTAAAAATAAAGGCATAGAAGATTTACCGTTGCTACCATTGAACATCTGTACAAAACTAAATTCGTTTACGGATAGGTTATTCTTTTTCATCCTATTTTTGTTTGCATTGTAGGTTTTTACGCTATAATATGACTGACGAGTTTTTTTATAATAGTTTAATCAAAATCTGTGGTTGTATATTATTTGGATAACCAATTATTAGTTCACAATTTTCCTCTTTCTGTAACGATAACATAAAGGCATTTATCTTGTTATTAATCCTTAAATATTTTTCTTCCTGTTTTCTTCTGATAAAAGCTAACATTTCCTTTTCTTTTTCGGCTTCATTGTCCAATTCTTTTATGTTAGAATTTAATTTAGGATTTGCAGCCTTACTGATTATTGGTTTTAATTTTTTTGCCATTTTATTCTTCATTTAATTGTGTTAAATAGCTATCAACAACAGCTTGTCTCTGTGCATCAACTTGAAATCCTGTCTGAGCATTATCGCTTTCAACTTCAAGGTGTTTTGTAAAGTTTGGAATCAAACCTTGATTATCTTTGATGGCAACAGAAATTATAACCTTATATTTATTTTCTGTTGTTTCCTGTTCTGCTGTTATGCTTTGTTCTATAATTTCGTATCTCATATTTATTCTATTTACATATTTGAATGTGAAAACTTACGCCATGCTGTTCCATCGTAAAAACAAAGTTCATGCAATGTTGTATTATACACTATTAACCCCTCCGCTGGAGATACTATGGCGTTTATTTCCGTTGTTGTCATTCGAGGTGGTAAAAAACCCATTGTAGTGCTGTTTATCTGTAACTTAGCACTTGCAACTGGAGATGTCGTACCTATACCAACACTTCCTAATGCTGCCGTTGTACTTCCTTTTATAGTAAGAATTTCCGAAGGAGTAAAATTACCAAATCCACCCGCTTGACCTGTATTTCCACAAAAATCCATTTGACCGTTTGCCGTTTTTATTACGTTTGAGTATGTTAACTCACCTCTGTAAGAACCGCTTATATAATCGCCATTGAATACAATTGCATTAGTAGTTGATGAGGGCTTGGCAAAGGTCAAGTAATTACTTCCTGTGCTTGTAACTACACAGACTGGCGATGTGCTTGTACTAATCATTATATGTTGTGACGTTCCGGCTGAATATTGTAAGAATCCAGTTAAAGAACCTATCCATTGTGTATTAGATAAAAAGTTAACAAAAGAGCCCGATACCAACTGAATATTACCAGCCGTTATGTTAAGCGCATTATTAGTTGTCGCACCACTTGCCGTTAATTGTAATGCTATATTGGTGCTTGTTGTTCCTGTGTGTGTGTTGCTGAATATACCGGCTCTTGTTGTTTGTGCTGACGTTGCATTGGCACCGCTTAAAGCTACATTAAAAAGAGTTTGAGTATTTGATGCCGCTGCTGTAGAAGTAGAACTTATTTTGAATCCTATTCCGGAGGAAATACTGTTCCACTGCCAATCAACAGCATTTGCTGCTGAATTTATTGTTGCTGCTGTTGTTGCTGCTGTTATTGCATCTAATGTTGCACCACCCGATATAGTCCAGCTTCTATTGTCGCTTAAATCATAAGTTGTTCCATTAATAGTAAGTGTTCTTGCATTTGTTACCGGTGTATATCCCAATGCAGTTGTAATTTGAGTGCTATTTATAGATGTCAGATAACCACTATCATTTGTCCATTGGCTTATGTTTCCTGTTTTATTTGTAAAAGCCGTAGAGCTTGTTGCTGTTGCATATCCGGCTAATGCATGGTTTCCCCAACCATAGGCTGTATTCCAATTAGTTGAGTTATCTGTTATAGAAGCAGCCCAAGCTGTGCCTGTACTTATTGGTATTCCTGCACTTGGATAAACCACTGTACCCCCTGAAATAGATGGTATTATATTCCAACCGTCTTCTGAATAAGACAAACTATCTCCTGATTCTAAAGTGGCTTTTATTAGTATAACTTCTGTACCAAGTCCATTTATTTTAACAGTAATCTCAGAAGCTACTGTGTCTTGATTATAAATTGAAATAGCAACAATATCTCTTGAGGATTGGTCTGTAGGTGCTAATAAGGCTACCACAGGAGTTGTGTTGTTTGTATGCCCTATAGTGGTGATATTTTTTTTATCTGCGTTATTGGTGTAAGTAACAGAATAACTAATTTGGTGTGTTGTCACAACCCCTGATAGAACCAACTCTAATCTTGATAATATGTTAGTTAAAGCTATCACTATTAGTCCATTTGTTTTTCATCTTGTGTTTTTCCTAAAAACTTTTCTACGTTTCCATCTTTGTTAAAGTTCTGCATTCTCATCATCCACCATAAAGGAGGAAACTTCTTATCGCTAACATAGAAAATGTTATTAAATGCAGAAAGAGTAGGATATGTCATTATAAGTAACTTCCAAGTGAGAACAAAATAGTTTCTTGCATCAGGTGAGTTTATAAACTCCTGTGGACTTGAAAACGCTTGGAATATCTGAACAGCAACGTAACTTACTCCAAGTTTAGTAGCTAAACCTATAATCAAAAGAAGCATATTAAACCTACTTAGTTTGAATGACTTTAATACTCCCATAAACGCATCTGTTAAGCATAAGAAAATAACAGTTTGAAAAAAGTATTTTTCAGGTATAAGAAAATCTCTTACAAAATCAGTTATGTATATTAACGGACTTAGCATTATAGTAAACATAATAGAGTATAGTACTTTTACTTTAAATGATTTTATACCTATCGCATAGATAAGGTTCTCTATAAATCCATCTATAAATTCTTTTACCATTGTATGGCTTTTTATTTGGCTACTTAATGAGTTCATACTCCTGCTTTAATCGCATTCTTTTCAATACCTGCAACTTTGACTATTTGCATTGTCTTGATGAATTTAAGATTGTCATTTGGCAAAGCATCAACATCTGCTTTTACTTTAGCATCAATAGCTTTGATTTGATTAATTTGTTCTTCTGTAAAAACATTTATCTGAAGTAAGTTACTCATAGTTGTATGTTTTAATTAAATGTTTTAATTAAATAATTCCTTTATTGCTTAAAATTGAGAGTACGGTTGCTAATATTACTATAACAGCAAACCACGAAACCCAAAACGCTATTCTTTTCTTTGATATGCTCATATTCTATATTTTTTAGATGTGTAAAATAGATGAAAAGATACAGTCCTTACAAAATAGACAGACAGTAATTGAAAGCTATAATATGGTGTTACTTTGCCGGAAATAAAACCTACAAAAAAGCCTGACAGTATAAGACAGATTGTAAGCACTAATTGATACTTATGCCATCCATCTGTTTGTGCTACAAATAAGTTTCTCATTAGCCATACCTTTATTTTGCCTGTATATTTATTTTTGTTTTGACTACTTAAATGCTTATGCCAATATTCGTATGGTGTTTTATTCAGTTTGGATTCTTCTGATAAATCACATATCATTTTTGCATACCCTGAAAAATAGGCTGCAATGTGAGCGACTAAGCTAAAAACGACTGATAATATAATTAATATTTTATCCATTATTTATTAAATAGGAAATTTTTTAATTAATGCTTTAATATTAACAGAACCTGTTGTTAAGTCTTGCGGATTTACTTCACTACCTCCTACATCAAAGTTTATAAACATTTCTAAATCATTAAACCCATTTGTGATATCATAGGTATCTGCAAAACTTGCAACTGTTACTGTTTTGCCGACTGTACCTAAATAAAGATTGCTACTTACTGTAGCCGACATAACTCCTGCAGAACCATATATAGTATCGAAAACCTCAGTAACATTCTGATAAATTTTATCGACGTAGTAGCCGCTTGGAATCCCTTTTAATTCTACTTGAACCAGACTTGTGGCAGCCGCAACGTTAATGTCGTTATAAGTAACTGTACCTAACTCAAAAATGATTTCATCTTTAGGTTCAGTTATAAGTATTACCATATCATCAATACCACCAAATTCACTGGGAAATTGAACCTTTCTAAAAGTTAACGTTGAACCTTTTTCAATTATAGTTGGAACGGCTGTAAGTTCTGATACTACTCCATTAAAAGTAACATTTGTAACTTGACATAAACAATGAATAGTTATATCTGCACCAAGTAAATGTTTTTCCTTAATAATATTAAAAGTAATATTATCAACAGGTGATTGAATACCTTCACCAGCAGAACCTATAGCATTCCAACCATTTTTAACTTCAACTGTATCATTATCTTCTATAACGGTAAAACTTCCAAGTCCTTGTAAGCTATTAGTGAAATTTACATATTGGTCTGTATAACCTGTAATTGTTTCATTTACATCCACACTCCCAAAAATACCATCTTCACTTGCATTATATAGAACAACATCATTTAATTCATCTTTAAAAACATAGAAAGTTCTTATTTCAGCAAAAGTACTTGAACCACTTTCTCTTTGTGTATTTGGCTGTATAAAGTAGCTTTGGTAATGAGTTTGATAAACACCTCCATCAACAAAGTAAAATCTTATTTTAGGAATGTGAGTTTCAAAATCAAATACATATTCAGGAATATCTTCAGGTATTTTAACTTTAAAAGTGGGATATAGTTCTCTGTCTACATAGAATATTAAAAGTTTATCTAAATCATCTGCAACAATAGTGTAGTTTTCTTCAATATCTAAATCTGCACTTGTGATAAATTTCTGATTGAAAAATAGCTCATCATCAGAAGGAATCATGTTATTACCACCTGTATTAAAAAGTTCCCAAACTGCTGCTCCCTCTGTTGCGTCGGTACAAATGTAAGTTGTGTTATCATCCAAACTCCATAAGCTACCAACGCTATACCCTTTTGTATCATCATCGTTTACGGTAGGTGTAGTGGTGAAATTATAAAGCGATTGTCTTATTGTATTACCATTACTGCCCATTACATACAACCGCCCAGCTTCCCATTTTAATTCGTAACCAACAGCACATATTTGAGCAATACCATTAGTACCGCCTAATCCTGCATCAATCGTTCCTTTTTTTAGCATGGAACTATTATCTAATATAATAGCATCGCCATCGGATAAGTTTATATTTTCACCATCTGTTGTATTGCCATTAACAAGAGTTTCTGCTAATGTTTGTGACCCACCACTGCCACCACCTGATTCCGCAGGAATATTCTCTATAGCATCCTTTATTTGAGCTTCATTTTCCGATACTAAATAATAATTAAAGTTTGATGCGTTTTGTGTTTTTGACTCACTGTAAGTGGTTATAAGTGACTTAGAGCCTCTGCTCTCTATTTTGACTATTGTAAAAGGATTTAAGTATGTTAATCTTACTTCAGATGTTTTCTCGTTTAGTGCCTCTGTATTTACTGCTAAAAGAGTTCCTAAAACATCTCCTGCTCCGCTTCCACTTGGGGTTATTATCTCTAAATTTGTCACGTCTGAGTAACGAATAACGCCACCTTTGCTCTTATTTATACCTTTGGTGTTAATATAAAAAATTAAAACCCCTGATTTAGTTATAGAGCTTTCTATTAGGTACTCAGGTATAAATACAGTTTTAGGTGCTGAAAGCTGCTTAGAGCCTTCTATTCTGAAATCAAATTTATAAAATCTTAAGCCCATGTTTTTTTTTCAAAATTAAAACTTTATTGTATACAAAACAATAACCTGTATTATTTTACCTTATAGCACCAAAAAGAAACTTGGCGTTTTTCAACCTTCCGGCTGTTACAACACTGCTTCCGGCTCCTTCTAAAAGCTCTCCTACGTTGTCTTTAGCGTAACAAACCTTCAGTCTTCCTGCTCTGTGCTTCTTGTTGATGTCAATATCAATATGCTCAACCGGAGATATATTGTACAGGTCTATCATCTTAATCAGGCTGCTTTTTCTTATAGCGTAGCATACCGTAGACCACACGCATTCTTTTTCTTGCAGAAGATGATTAACGCTGCTTATTATCTTATGGTTTTTTGATGAAGCAAACGCTACCGGAAACACCATATCATACTGCTCCGGTGCAGAAGCCAACATCTCTTCTATTTTTTCTTTTGCATCCGAGTTTGCCTTCATATCATCCTCCATGAATACACACCAATCTGAATCATCACTCATGCTGTTCTGCCACATAAGCATATGGCTTACCCAACAACCCAACAACCCAAGCCTGTGTGATTTGTTTGTATTCCGGAGTTCTGTTTTATTGTTATTGAGACCATAAAAAACCTTTGGCTCTATACCGGCTTTATTCAATGTTACCAAAGTCCGTTGGAGCCTGTCCGGTGTTTCTTTCAGTGTGAGTATTGTATAAGATATTTTCATTAGTTCTTTATTCCAAATTCTTTACCAATATGCTTTATGATTTTATTACGAACCCTATCAACCTCTGCCTGTTTTTGCTCTAAAGTTTTCTTGGAGTTTTTATTGATGTCAGAAATTCCGGCTCCGTATTTTTTTGTCATTGACTCCCATACCATGTTTGATAATGCGTATTGCAAGTTTGGCTCAGAAGGCACTGATTTGCCATACTTCTTTTCATACATACTGATAACTTCTTTACGGATACCCTCATCCTTTAAAACTTTCTTAGCTACATCAGTTGATTTTCTCCAAATAGCCTCACTGTTAAGATATAAATTATTAGCCTGTACATAATCCCAATTCTTTTTGGCATCTTCACTCATGTTTACAAATCCGGCTATCATACGCAGGTTGTATAAACCACCCAATCCTAAGTCTTCTTCTTTGTACATCTGATTACCAAGAACATCAACCTTTGGTGGTCTGCTTCCAAGTTTAGCCATTACACTGTTATTCAAAACAAAGTTTTGGAATCCTGATAAATACTCAGAAGAACGTCTTTTTGTTTCCTGAGAGTTATCAAATAAGTTGCCTATATATTTATAGTAATTACTATTTGTTGGCAGAACCTGTGCCGGAGTCATCATCAGAGCAATAACTGCTTCTCTCTTTTTGTAATCATCGTTAGAGTTCAACGCATCCATAACCCTTTGGTATCCCACCATGTATCTTTGCTCTGCCATCCAATCTAAAGTTCCGGTCATCGCTGCACCGAATCCAACTTTGATTTTATCCTTAGATAATGCTTCAACTAATTCATTGTACTCATCGCTCTGTGTTGCATCTTTTCCTTTCTGTGCCTTTAGTTGCTGTTTTCTTGCAACCTTATTTGCTATATGACCAACAATAAACAAGTTAATACCAACAGGCATATCTCGGTAATTAAATGAATGGTACTCTCCATCATCATCTTTATAAACAATAGATGTTGGATGATATGCGTCTCCTAAATTATCAGCAAGTTTTTTATCATACCCACCCCAAATTTTAAATTTGTCATTATTGAACACAATACCCTTATCTTCATCGTCATCGTCATCATTTCCTTTAAACATCATACCCATCAATGTAGCGGTTAATGCCCATCCAATAGCTTGTCTTGCGAACCTATTGAAATGTTCATCGGAATCATAAACATACTCATCGCCCTGCGCTTTTTTAATCATCCCTTGTGCTGCAAAATCCATACCCTGAAACCCTAATCCTAAAATTGGATTATAATCTATCGCCATGCCTAATCCATGAGCAGGTATAGTTATTATAGGCATAACTGTCATTCCTAAAAATTGACCTGCACTATAGAAAAATATCTGCGCTCTCTCAGATGTTGTTAATGTCGGCTTCTTAAGTATTTCATCTATTTGAGCTTGACCAAAGTTTTTTAATTTACTTGAAGCAGAAATCATAATGTATGACAACAATCTATTGCTTCTGTGTAACAACATCGTCTCTGCTCTAAATGCAGCCAATCTACCCACATCTCCCAACTCCTCATACATTATCTCAGCCTTTCTTTTATTCTTGGTTAAATCACCTACAGTGACTCCGGTTGCTGCTAACGCTGCCATCTCTGCATCGAATCTATCTTGAACTCTTTTCTTAAACTCCGTTGTATTGCCAATCATCTCATCCAACTTATCCTTAAAGTCTACATCACTATGGTGAACACCTTGTTCTTTTAATGTTTTTAATGCAACCCTGTACACCTGATTGTGTGCAATCTTATCAGAGAAGAATCCATCCATAGCACCGAGTGAACGAGATGTTATTGTGTGACCCAACATGATATACTTCAATAAATTTCCAAGACCACCAAAATCCTTTTCAAATAAATGAGAATACAATCCTTTCTGCTGTCTGTATAGTTTTGAATTTGTAGGCTCTGAAGATTTGATACTTTCCCATACAGTTTTTAATCTCTTGAAGAACCCATCTGACTCAATAGGATTTCCTTTCAATGATTCTTTTATATTTATTCTTCCTTTTGCTGCATCCTGAAATCCCTGAAGCGTTATGCCTTCTAATGATGTTGCTGTAGCAGCAATGATATTTCTAAGCATAGTAGAAACACTTCCGAGAATATGCGTATAAAACATCTCCTGTATAGTTGCAAAGAATGCCAAAGATTTTACGCCTTTATTTTTAGTAAGCAATGTGTTAAACTGAGCCATTAAAACCTGTTTAACAGCACCCTGTGGTGTTGCCACTATAGCTTTAGCAAGATTCTGCAACTGAGTCATCAGTTGGCTGTTCATATGCGGTATACCCATTGCATCAAACACAGCAGAATACTTGGCTTTATTCTCCGGTGATAAATTACCAAACTTGAGAACATTATTTACCATTGCTTCTATTGGCGTAGTAGCTGCTGTAGGAATAATGCCGAGAATCTTCTCCTGTATCTTGCGCTCCTGATTTTTAAACACCTGCTCCGCTTTCTTTTCAACTCTTCTTTTTATATCCTTGAACAATGCATCCGATATGGCTTTCGCTTCTGAATGAGTGAGACCTGTCTCTTTTATTATTCGCTGAACAAAATCAATAGCCTCTTTATTTACATCGCCAAAGTGAGATACTGCCAACTCTTTAATCTTCTCCTGTAATGCCTTTGGATTAGCTGCAAATCTTTCTCTCACAATACGTGATGCTTCACTATCTCTGAATGGTTTTCCTTTTGCAGAAGCTATGTATTCTTTCAGGTCTCTTTTCTTCTCATACTTTTCAGAGTCAGATAATGAACCATCATTATCAATCTGCTGCTCAACTACTGTGTATGCGTAATCCCACATACTGTCAGCCAAGTTATTGTTTCTTATTCTCCAAGCGATATCCTGTAGTAAGTTCTTACCATTAGGTTTTCTTGCCTTCTTGTTCTCTGATTTGTATTTGTCTATCAGAGCCTGAACCAACTTCTCCTCATTGGATTTTGCTTTTGGTGCAGAAGGATTCTCATGGTTTATAATTGCTTCAGCTAATCTGTCTTTTGGTGTAGCATCTTTCTTCGCCTCCGGCTCACTAAATTCTTTCGCCACAGTAGCTTCTACTTTAGCTTTGCCTCTGTCAGATAAATTTTGATACCAATCTGCTTCTCTCATTTTTTCCAATGCAGCAGCAAGACCATCTGCTATCTTTCCTGATATCTCTATTGCCTTAGCTCCTGCCTCTACAATATCATCCCAAGATATTATTGCATTCTGAACAATATAGAACTGAATCTCATTTCCATTCTCATCAAATAACTTTGGTGGTTTTTTGCTTTTAAATTTCTTCCTGAATTTATCAGCCGTCTTCTTGGCTTCCTTCTCGTATGACTTCTTCTCCTTCTCTTTTTTGTCTGCCTTCTGAGAAGCCTCAGAATTGGCTTTTTTTGACGTTTTATTTATAGCCGATGAAACATTGCTGTTCTTATCGTTAAACGCATCCTGAGCAGCCGCAGTAGCCTCGTTATTAATTTCTGACACAACCTCATCAAAGTTCTGCTCTGTAGTCTTGCCATTCTTCTCTGTGGAAGCCATTCTACTCTCCTGCTCTCTTGATACCTTATCAGTTAATCCTGTTAAAATACCTGCCATTGGGTCGGTAGTTGCAGCAGCCATCTCAGTTCCTGATATTGTTAATCTTCCACTGTAAGCAGCCAACACTTTGTCTCTTAATTTACTGTTGCCTAAATTGTTTGCTAAAATCTGAAGCTTGTTTAATATTTTAATAGTCAGAAAACCTACAGGCTTCGCTCTCTCATCTCCTAACCTTGCAACCTCTTGTGCCACATTACTTATATTGTCAAGTAAATCATTTACTGCTGCATATAAATCACCACCATTCTGAGCCATAGCTTCATTCACTATATCATTAGCCATCTTGTCTCCTTCCTCATGACTTACTACATCATTGAATACTTCTAAATCAGAAAACTCTGCAACATTAGCTCTTCTTGTGGTTCTACTTTGTGCTGTATCATTCGTTACCGGAATTGTACTCCATCCAATAATATCGTACTTATCCTTTTCATTAACCGGAGGTGGTACATCTTCAAACATAGAGTCAATCTGCTCTTGAGAAAGACCTGCTTTTGATAGAGTATTCCTGATTGATTTCTCATCTATACCTTTATCCAACTGCAAGTCAACCCATATTTTAAATTTAGGGTCAACTCCTTGTGCAGAAAACTCAACCTGCCTCATTTTTTTAAACGGAATACTATTAAGTTTTGCTGCTATTTTTTCAGGCAATCCTTTCTTTAAAATTTCCACTTCTTCTTTAGTTGGAATCTCACTATATATACGGATTCTTTCTGCTATCTCGTATGCCTCATCAAATTTAGATTTGGATGATTTAAAGTTTGATATCTCTTCTGCAACAGAAGCTAATTTTTCTGCATTAAGAATTGCATCTTTCTCAGGATGTGGAATATTTTTAGTAGTAGCAGGTTTGCTTTTAACAGGAGCCATTTCAGGTTTCAAAGGAACGAGCGCATCTGCTCTTAATGCAGGAAGCTCAATCTTCTCTCCGGCTCTGCTATAATTCCATTCACCGATAGCCATCTCGTATCCATCCTTCTGTGCCAAACGAGCCATCTCCTTCTTTACCTTCTCATATCTAAACGGAGTGTACTCATCAACCTTCTTCTCTGCTCGTTGCTTATATCCATTAGGGTCTGTGTCCATTGGATACACCTTATCTTTTGGAACAACTACTTCGTATTTTTCACCTCCAACCATTTTTTCTCCATCGGTAGGTTTTGTATAGTAAGAAGCTACACCATACTGCAACCCCTTCTCATCTCTTGATGTTCTTGTTGAATTGAATTTTCTACTATCAATACCTTTCTGAATTGATTTCTCACTTGCATTGGATACATGGTAGAACACATAACTTTTCCCATCTGCTGTTTGTGTAAGATGTGGTTCATAGTATGAATCCTTAATTAAGTTTCCTTGAGCCTGAAACTCTATCTCCTTAATACCCTTGCCCATTGGTGCTACAACGGACTGCTTTGCAGACTCACTAAACTCCAAAGGCTTTTCGCCCTTTAATGTTTTTTTAGCGTTTAAAACCTCATACTTTTCTATGTACTTTTGCTTTATATCACTTGTCATTAAATCATAAGCATTAATCTTCTTATCCGGAACGCCAACAACTTCTCCAAGTACGTCATAAGTGTATGTGCTATGCTTAGATTTACCACCAATGCCTGTGCTTTTTAAGACTATCATTATATCATTTAACCGGAAGTCGTTATCAGATAAAAACCCATCTCTAAGATTATTAATATCTAATCCAAACCCCATCTGCCTTAGTAAATCAGCCTCCGGTGTAGTAAGTTTAGATTTTTCTATTAAGTGCAGAAGTATTAATTTTCTTTTTGAGTTATCAGTTATAAATTCTCTAAAAGTGGTTGTGTTTTCAAAAATAAACTTTATATGACCCTTTGTGTATGACGAGTGTTTCTTAGGTTTACCATCTTTATCTAAATCTTTCTTAGGGTCTTTTGCTTCTACATCTTTATTAAAATCAAGCCATGCATTTTTTAATTTATCAAAAGTAGATTTTCCTTTCAACTTTATTACTTCTTCATTTACTCCACCCTTGCCTGATTTGATAGTTAGCTCTTTTTTATTCCCTACTAATGCGTCTAATCTGTCATTAAACAACTCAGCGACTTGTTTATTAAACAATTTACTATCAGATGGGCTTCCACTTATGATGAAAATATAATCCGAACCTTCTAATAACTTATTTAATTCCTTTAATTCAAGCCCTGATGCCCATATAATTCCATTTTCTCTATTCTCAGGGTCTAATGCAAAACTTAATCCGGCATCTAAATAATGCTCACCATTCTTCACTTCATCGAAATACATTCCTCTTCCAAGTTGGTCTCCTACCCAAAAGAATACTTTCTGTTTATTTTCAGAAATTTCCTTTAACAAGGATTCAATATCTATGATATCTTCAGGTTTTACAAAAGACAACTTATGACCCTCTTTTTTCACAACAACAGGAGTTGCTTTTTTTTCTTCCGAAGGAACCATAATATCAACAGGTGGAATTAAATTAAATTCTACATCCTGATTAAATAAATCTTCAGGAGACTCAGCCATCATATCAATCCTATTACTCTCAGGGTCAAACGTTGTATTCGTTCCGTCTGCAAGTTTTATTTGGTTTGGCTCAAATACAACAAAGATATTACTTGATGGTGTTCTTAATACAGCAGAAGGGTCTAATGGGTCAATAAAATTATTAAACTGAATACCTTTGTTATCTTGCTTTCCTTCTTCAATCAAATCATCTACATAAGTATCGTTATCTAAATATGATTGTCCATCCATTTCTACAATGGTAGGGTTTCTTTCATTTAAGAACATCGGCAATATTTTATTACCGTATGTTTTTGCAACCTTTGGATTTGTTGTGAAATAAAAACCTTGATACCCGAATACTCTATTTTTAAACTCTGTAAAGTTTTCATTCGTTCCATGATACACAACCAACGGTTCACCGTTTTCATCTACAACCTTACTTGCTTCTTTTGAAGTAATATTAGTAGTTGAAAGTTCCATGTATTTATATCCATTGTCATCTTCTGTAACTTTAAATCCAAATTTTGAAAAAAATACATCAGAGCCATTTCCTGTTTGTAGTCTTACTGTTGGTATATTAGATTCTTTTGCATCGTTAATTATTTTATTAATCAACTTTTTTCCATCACCCTTCTTCTTTGATTCAATATATCCTATTGACCAACTTTTATTATTCTTAGTTACATCTGCATAGCTATCTCCTAATGTGTATAAATCTTCTGTCCTGTCATTTAATTTCTCGCTTTCTATTTTTATGTCTTTAAATGCAGATACCGATTCCCAATCACCAAACCAATTTTTAAACGCTTCTGTGCGTACAATACGCCACTGTGTTTCATCCAAGTTTGATTTCTTCCCATTAGGCGCAAGAAGGTTCCCTTCTTTATCTCTTACCAACTCAATACCTTTTGCCTGAAGATTCGCTTCCTGCATCACATTATCCACCTTGCTCTCCGGCATAAACTCACCCTTTCTTGCACTACCAAGAGTAGCAGAAACTAAATCAGCCATATTTAGCTTCATAATCTGCTCAGGTGTTAAACCCTTCAGTGATATACCAAACTTGTCAGCTATCCATCGTATTGCAGAAACTAAGGACTCTTTTAATTTCGCATAGAAATCAGGATTCAATTGCTCACTTCCGGCTCTTCCAACCATTGTTGTAATAGCCTCATCCATCATCCTTTTATCGCTATACCCTTTGTAAGCAGGATTGTTTTTTACTTCATCCAAGAAGCCACCTTCTTTTGCTAATTGCTCTAATCTTTCTACAGCAGCCTTTGCCTGTGCATCGCCTTCCTGAGCCGCCATCTTCATCATATCAAGGAATGGATGGAAATGCTCATGTACTAAGCTCTCAGCGTTTAAAGTCTCTGAGTTGATATAAATACTACCATCAGGGAAAACAGCTCCGTAAATGACTCCTTTTGGGGTTTGTATGTTTTTCGGATTACCAAACTCCTTCATCTTCTTATCGAAGGTCTCTCGGTCTGTAAATACCTTTCTTCCTTTGAATGCTTTGAAGCTACTCATAACTTCAACTAACCGATAGAACACATCTCTTGGTAAGATTTTAGAATTAGGTTTTTTACCTTCTAATGTTTCAGGTTTTTTTATTCCAACAAAATCCAACAGGTCATCTAACAGTGCATCTACTGTAGATTCTTTCTTTGGCTCCGGCTTAGGTTCCGGCTTTTTCTCAACCTTCATTGGCTCAGAAGGAATCAATGAAGCCTGTGGCTCTATTTGTTCTGATTTTAATTTGGCAGACTCCACAGCACCGTCATAATCCTCTGTATACTCCCCTTGATATTTATCATACTTCTCAAACGTACCTGTTCTTTTTTCTATATCTTCCCTGCTTCCACCATCCCAATACATAACAACAACATCCGGCTTGTCTTTTAATATTGAATTTTCCCAACCTTCTTCTGCCATGCTTTCATCAAACTTAATTCTTGCTATTGGCTTAAATCCAAATTTAGCATAATAGGGTGGAAGGTATGTGTCGTAAGCATCTGTGTATCTCGCTCCAAGTTTTATAGCCATATTCAACAAAGGAGCCAATGTGTTCTGACCTTTAGGAATACTACTATGAGCAAATCCGCTTCCGCAATTTCCATCTGCTTCAACCATTATACCACTAAGACCATCTTTTGATACCAATAAATGCCCACCTTTTGCAATAATGTCTGCATATTCTTTTACTGACTTAACATACACCTGTATTCCATCTTCACCTCTGCTTTCTTTTGCAGAACTTATTGCTTCATGAAATGCTTCAGCATCATCAATCTCATACATTTCCTTGCCATCTAAAACAAATTTATTTACAGGCTTTACTTCTTTGCCGTTTATAGTAACAACATCTCCGTAACTATTATCCATCGCCCAATCCGGAAGGAATCCTATTTTCTGCTCTGCAAATGGTCTTTTACTTGGCTCAAGATAACCTTCGTCACCCTTCTTTTTTATAGAGCCATCTTTATTGCGCATATGATTGCCAAAGTTAACCCAAGAGTTCTGACCTCTTGTTGTTATAGTAAGGGCTTTCTGTGCCAATGGAGTGAACATACTCATATGCACCCTCCATGCATTCTCCTCTCCAATTGCACCAAACGCATTACCATATTCTGCATGACCAAATAAATCATGTACAGCTCTTATGAGTTCTACATTTGTCATTGGATTGCCATTGATATCTTTATATCCGCTATCCTGTAGACCTATATTGCCTTCATCAAATTCCCTCGTTGTTCCAAATGATTCAGAAGATGGGTCAACCAATATTCTTTTATTGTTTTTAACATCCTCAATCATTTTCTTGCTATCACCATTATACCCCTCTCCTTCTTTTGCTAATTGGAATGAATAACCTGCTTTAATTAGTTCCTCTGCCTGTTTTTTTATTTCAGTTATTAACTCAGAAAACGCTTGTATAACCAATGGGTTATTAGGGTCATGTTTTGCTTCTTCATAAGCGTCAGCTATTCTTTTTGCGTCTTCTTCAGATACAGACAATATTAATCTCGGAGGATTATTTTTTATGTTGTTTAATTTCTTATACGCTCTACCTATTTTTGATATTATAGAATTTACACCTCTTAGTATTTTATTTGGCTTTAAATTCTTTTTATCGTTTTCACTCTCGTCTTCTTTTTTATTTTTTTCTGAAGCCTTATATTTATCAAGCATCTGCTTGTCCTGCATTTGAAAATACTTCGGGTCAAACTCACCATACCCATCATCTGTTCCTCTTTTCGTATCATACAATACTCCAACACCATCTACCATCTGTGGTACAGATTGTTGTTTTGTATCAGCAAGAAACTTCTCCATCTCAACATCCGTAAGTGGTCTTGATAACTCAATTGACAACGTAGGCTCTGCTCCTTCATAATCAGCCATCACTTCTGTAGAAGAGATAACCTTCACATCTTTTGGCAGCTTTGATAATATCTCTTCGTGAGACATTTTCTTCTGAGTTCTACCTTCCAATAAACCCACATTGATATGTGTTCCTTTTGGAGCCTTATCCACTTTTACCTCAACACCTTTAGATGATTTTTTATTTACATCGGCAGTGGCTCCTTCTGCCCCAACTTGTCCAACTCCATCAGTATCTTTTGGTACTGCTTTTTCAGCTCCTTGTTCTTTGGATTTGTCAGCAACCTCTGATACAGGCTTATCAGTTTTTGTCTCAGTTCCTCTTGCATCTTTTTTCTCTTTTCGTTTTACCCTTTCGCTTTTTTGTCTTGGAATTTTTTCATCAGTTGCAACTGTTTCTTCTTTGGCAACTTCTTGAAGTTCTCCATCTTGTAAATCTTTTCTTGCTCCTTCATCTTCGTTGATGAACTGCTCGAACTCGTTTCTTGTGTCTTCATTTTCAAACTTTTTTAATTGTATCTGATAAGCCAAATCTTCGGCTGTATTTCCTCTGAATGTTCTTTTCTGCCCTTCCGGTGTATCAAGTGTTACTGAAACTATTTCTCCATTCTCATCGTAGTTTATTGCAGCAGAAGGGTCACTGTAGTTTTCAGCAGTGTACTCTTTCCCTCTTACTACAAAATTACCGGATTCATTTACAGTCACAACAGGCTCAATTGTTTCTATTCCATAAACACTCAACTCTTCAGCTCCAACTTCATCTATATTTCCAACCTCTCTTTCTAATCCGCTTTTTTCTACAAACACAACCGTCTGACCATCTACTATCAATCTTCCTTCTTTCCCATCTAAACGTGCAGGTTTTTCAATTGCTTCATTTATTGTAACGTCAGGCACTTTCTCTTCAACAACAGGCTCCTCTGTTGGTTTTATTTCCGGCTCTTTATTTTTTACTTCTACCTGCTGAACGGATGGTTGTGCTATCTTATCAAGCTCGTTTTTAAATACACGCAAAACATCGCCTGTTTTATCATCTTTAATAATATACTCATCTCCGTCTTCTTCAAGAACACTGTAGCTGTTTCCTTTATAATCAACTTGAGTTCCAACCTTATTATCGTTTAATTTTTCTTGTTCATACAAAACAGTCTCTTCCGCTACAGGAACTCCCATTGATAAATCAGATAAAGTTTTGTTTATTTCTGTAAGCCTTGAGTTGTATTTTTCTTTTAACTCAGGTGCTTTTGACACCTTAGCTTCTATCGCTCCTTTTTCTTTAAGCAAACCTGCTAATATAGGATGTAGTTTCTTTGGCACATCTGACTTCAGAGCTTTAAATTTTTCTTGAACTTTTTTCATTTGCTCTATCTCTGAATCATGTGTTTCTTCAGATATTATTCCAAGATTTTTCTTTTTTTCTAACCCCAACATCCATTCTAATGGGTTTTGTAATATCCCAAGTGTGGCGTTATTTGATTCTGAAGAACGCATTGTTTCTATGGCAGAAGGAAGAAAAACTGAACCTAATGTTATAATGGTACTCGCCAAGTTTTCTTTAGACAAAACATCCGTCTGTTCTAAATCTTCTCCATCTTTTGTTTTTGACTCCCCATAGGCATTAATTATATTCTGCAATATTGGCTCTGCAACATTTTCCTCTAATACTTCAGGGATTGCATTTGACGCTGTGTTTATTATTAGTTTTTTTGCTGCAAGATTTACTGATGTTTTATCTAATGCAGTAAAAGATTGTAGTGTTTTTTTTGAGAAACTTGTTATGTTTTTAAACATTTCTGCTTCCATAGGGTTGGCAAGACTTATTAACGCCACCCCTGCGCTTGATATGGCTGCATATACTGCTGCATCATTCTTTGTGAAACCTTTATCAATTGCATCATCCATTAATTCATTTTGCAATTGAGTCATAATAGCAAGTGATGTAAGTAACTTTTCGTTGTTTGCTAACTTTGTCAATTTAGATGCTTTTGTAATAGCACCCAACCCTTTAAATGGTGCAGCTATAAGACCACCTTCTCCTATCATCACAAGCATATCTCCTACAACATTAGCTGTTTGATTAAACACCATTTCTCCGGACAACCATTGTGTCTTTTTACTATACTCATCTTTTGCTGATGAATACTTCTTCGAAATAAAATCATACGCTATAGGATTATTAACAACATAATCATCTTTATCTCTTAAAGATATAGGATTGCCTTCTGAGTCTAAATAAAGTTTATACCCATCAATCTCTGTATAGCTTTGAGCCATTGACCTCTGCATATTGGTAGGTGTATTATTCATAGCCTGAACCGCATCAACCCATTGGTCTGTGTTATTTGCCAATCTATCTGTCCAATTGTAATCCTGACTTCCGGCTAATCCACTCACAAATCTCGGCACTGACATTACATCATTCAAAAAACCCAATCCTACATGAGTAGAAATATTTTTAAACTTATTAAATTCATCACCAAATTTATACCACGTATCATTTTTAGCTGTTTCATCTATTTCTATTTGCCTTTTTGCAGCAGCAGCTAACTCCTCTTTTACTTCTTTATACTTAGGGTCATTTATCAAGTTTGTTGATTGGGTAAAATTATCGTTTAATGCACCGTAAGCAATTTGAAGATTTGCTATGTCAGCATCATCAGAAGGAATATTTTCTAAATTTACCTCCCAATCTTTTCCATATTTTTGAACTACATTATCAAGAGACTCTTTGTATTTTTGTTTTAGTATATCTTGCTTTAAACCAAATCCACTCTGCTTCATTTTATACTCAGAAGTTGCACTGTTATTTGCTGATTTAAGTTGGTAATCATACTGAACCATTCGGTCTTTTTCTCTTTCTGATGCATAATACAATTCATCAGGGGAAGAAATAGCAATCTCATCTAAACTAACATAATTATGGAATGGAATATACGCAGTTGTTTTGTCAGGAACTGAAAACCTTTCTGTGATTGAAGCGTCTGTATAAATAGCCTCTTCTTTTCTCAACTCATCCTGAGCTATAGCATTATCAGTCAATGATTTTAATACAGCAGGATTTTTACTTTGCGTCTGCTTAAATTGAGCTGCTGCATCATTTATCTTAAAAGGATTTTTTTTAGCTTTCTCTACTTCTTTTTTTACATCTTGCTGTTGTATAATAAATTGAGATGGAGATTGAGTATATGTATTATCAGTTGTAACTTTCTCTTTTTGGAAATCTAATATTTCTGCATAATTTTGATTTGACACATCACTCAATTCACTAACCTTGTCATAAGATAAATCCTTACCTGTTAGGGTTTGCAATGCTACTGTTTTTTTATCTTTAACCGGAGGCAATACTTGCTGCTCTGTATATGGAGACGGTGTTCCTGTTCCAAGTATTTTCTTTGCCTTAGCTATCGTTTCTGCGTTTTGTTTTTTTACTGTGATATCTAAACCAAAATAAGGAACACCTTGTATTTTATTCCCTTCCGGTTTTAATGGAGATACTAATGGAGATTTGGATTGGGAAATATCGTTTGTAACAACGCTTTGCTTTTGCGTAGAATTGCCTGAAGGCTGCTGAGTATTGTCTTTTTTTTTTACAGGTTCAATATTTGTATCAAAATCAGTAACATCAATATATTTTTTAGATTCTTCTTTTATTGCATCACGATAAGATTTATCTTTTACATTTGCTGAAAACTCATCAAACGAACCAAGAGATAACTTATCTTGCATTTCATCATACACCGCCTGTAAATATTCATTCGCCATTATTCAAATTTTTTAGTTACTGGATTCCATTTTTTCTGTTTCTTCACTACAGACGAGGAAGAACTTCCACTTGAGCTGCTTTGTGTTCCTAAGCTCTTATCGCTTCCCCAAAGTGTTTCATTTTTATTTGCATTAAACCCTTCCTCAAATGCATTACCCAATACACCTTCTGATACACCTTTAATATATTCGGCTGTATTTGCCCCTTTTCTTACTATTATACTTTTTGAACCATTAGGAAGCTCAGCGTTAAAATCAATCTTTAAATACTCGATATTAGGGTCAGGCATATTTCCTGTGTTAGCATCCCTTAGATTATCAATTTCACTTCCTTTTACTGTCGCTACTTTTGTTGGTTGGGTATACTCAGGTTTCCCTGTTTGAGAATCATAGCTTACAACAAAAGGCATATTTGATAATCTTTCTATAGCTGATGCATCTCCATTAACTAAAGCTGCAACCCACTCTGTTTTGTTTTTCTGAACCTTTTCTGTTTTACCAAAATTAGAACGCTCTTTTCTGCCTTCCTCTTGCTTGTAACCTAAAGCTATTTTTTCTTTTCTCGCTGCTATAGCCTCTGCTAATTTAGCATCATTCTGAGCAAATGCCTTCGCTTTAGCGGCATCGTAATATGTGTTTTTTATTTGGTCTGACAAACTCTGTAAATAAACCTCTCTCGCTGCTTCAGGGTCATCGGTTGCATCAAACTCAGCTATATTTAAACTTAATCTTTTCTTACCATTATCAATAATAGACTGAGCATATTCATCTGCAACTTCATTCATCTTGTCCAAGTCCTCAATCTTCTCAGGATAATATAATGTTGGAAGAGTTTTATTAAAATTGGTAACAATAGTTTCCTTTTTGAACTGCTCCGGCAATACTTCTCTTAGTTGTGTCTCCGGCATACCGCCTACAAACTTTTCAATATCCGCAGGGAAATCTTTAGCTCCGGCAAAATACTCATCCATTTTTCTTTGACTTTCTTTTGTGTACTTTTGTTTATCTGCTTCTTTTTGATTAACCCAAGCCTCTGCATAAGAGCCAAATTTTTTACTTAAATCCGCTTGTCTTGCTAAATCGTATTGCTCTTTCTGCCACTCAGCTACTCTTGGGTCTCTTACATTGTTCAAGTCTACACCATCTGCTAATAAATCAATACCCTTATCGTGTAACTCCTGAACCTTTCCTTGAAAATACTTGGTATGTCCTAAGTGATAATCTACAGGTAAATCCTGTAACGCTTTTACTTGGTCTGCTTTCTTTTTTTGTGCGGCTGCCTTTTCTTCTTTTTTATCAGCAGAAATTTTATTTAACGCTCTCTCAAAATATGCAGGTGCATCTCCTTTATCTAAAAGAAATGCCTCTCCTTCTCCTCTTGCAAATGGCGAACCTAAGTATGTTAAATTTCTTGACTGTGACATCTTTATTAATTGAATAATTTAGGCTGAAATAAACCAAGTCCTAATTTTTGTGAGTTTGACATAAAAGAACCAAAATTAACCTTGCTGCTTGGTGAGCTGCTACTAAAAAGACTTTTGCTTCCCTGAAGGGCATTATTTAAACCACTACCTCCACCTCCGGTTGCTGCCGGAGCTGCTGCTTCTCCTCCCTTCCCAAACATACCACTACCCATCATAGATGCACCCATGCTTCCCATAGTATTTAATCCGGTATTAATATTCTGCTCTCCTGCTGCAATCTTTGACATCGCAGATTTTCTGTCTTCTTGGTAAGGTATATTTTGATTGTAATCAAATTCCTTATCTGTATAATCAGCCATCGTATTTAATGCATTTAACCTCTGTGCCTCTGAAGCTAATCTTTGTTGTGCAGCCTGAATGCCGATTCCTGCCATTGCATTATTCTCGTTAATCTGAGCTTTGTAAATATCATTACTGCTTCCAAAATCTTTAGCTGCATTTAATGCAGAAGCTGTTGATTGACCAACAGACTCCTCCATCTGTCTCTGCCCTGCTAATTCAGGGTTAGCAGCACGTAAAGCTGTCATTCTGTTTAATTGGTCAATCTCTTCAGGTCTTTGATAATTAGGGCGTACAAGACCTTTCATCTCCTTACGACCTTCCTTAGCCTGTTTAGCTCCTTTAACCATTTGGGCAATAGAACTTGCTAATCCCATTGCCGCACCTATTCCTCCTGATATTGGGTCTGCTCCCATGATAATTTATTTAGTTGTTTGAGAATCGGTTAATTCAACGTTTATTGAATACAATATTACTTCTTTTTGTTCAAAATTCCTAAGCCTTATTAACATTGTATTTCCTTTAAGGATTTCACCTCTCAGTAAGGCTGTAGTTTCTCTTTGCTGAACGTCTGCAATATCACTAAAGTTCCGGTCATTCATATTACGCAGAAAGTCTGCTCTCCAATCCCCTTCTTCCTGTACAAAATGAGCTGCATTTAATTGGCTGTACTGTAATATACTGCCCTCCTGACCGGATACAACAATACCCTTATCAGGTGCAATAAACAGTGCATTACCAATTTCTCTTATATGCATAAAATCTTTCTTGCTTGTTGGTGAAATATTAACCACTGCATCTATACCACAAGGATTTAATGCGCCATAGAAAGACCCTCTATTTGGATTCTTATCATGCACCCATAAAGCTCCATCCCTGAACGAAACAAAAGAGCGATGAACAGGAGACATGGTGTCCGGAATGTATGAATAAAAAGTCATCCATCTATTTTTTCTCATCTCACCCCTGAAGGTGTTATTAAATGATATTGTCTCAGTAAGAGCAGGTATGGTTACTATCATTTCATCATTGGCTCTATCATAAGAAGCTATAACTCTTTTATCGGCAGAAGAAGCCAATTGTTTTGCTACAGAAGACCAATATGTATTTGCATCGTAATCAGAAATATCAAAAATTCCTGAGTATTGGTATCTCCAATAAACTCCTTTCGAAACATCCCAAGCATACAGCTCTCCGTTTTCAATAACTACTGATTCCGGATTCTGTGTTCCCCTGTCTTCTTTTATTGGCAATGCAAGATTCGCTATCCGGCTGCTCTTCATTAATGTGCTTCCGCTTCCATCCACCTCATAAGTCTGTGTTGCATTAATATAAATTGGAACTGTTTTAAATTTACATACTGCTAATAAAACATTGGCTGTATAACCTAAGAACATTACATACCCAAATGTTTTATCTATCTCTGTTCCGTTTGCATCTTTTACATAATCAGAAGACATAAATCTATTCAGCTCATTAATATTAGTCTGAGCAATATACCTACCGGAGAATCTTGTTCTGTTGTAAACAGCTTGTTTATAATCTTTATCTTCCACATCAAATCTCCCGATAGACTGAACCCTACTGTCTGCATTATTCTCATGCATATACTCAGATTCATAAATACCACTCAATGTCTCTTTGGTATCTATTGGTGGAGGCTCCGGTGGTGTGCTTTCATCGTACACAACTATTGGCATCTTTCTGTTCACAAAATAACTATCACCAAACTTTAATACACCCTTAGCAGGTTGTGAGTCCGTCTGTGTTTGACCATTATATCCTGCGCCATGTTTACCATTCACAATTGGATAACACTCTGTAATCTCATAAAAGATATCCTGTGTTGACTCACTCTTCGGATTCCACGCTTCTATGGTTACGCCCTTCTGTAGTTTAGGCAATGTAGAGTCATTTTTTATGACAAGATATGTGGAGTCAAACAATGTATCAGTTCTGTCATTTTCTACACGAACATCATAATATTTATCAAACCACACTCCTTTTTCATCTTTCATTAACGTTACCCTGTCTTCTTTCTGAAACTCCCATGTTAACACACTTGAGCTGTTATCTTTTCCGTAATCAACCAAAGATTGAAGTGAAATATAAATCTCTGTTGCATCTCCTCCTTCAAATGAAGTCTCTTGTATTGCAGCACCTCCTGTTCCGAATGATTTTATATAACGAGCTTCATTAATTATAAACTGCTGATATTTGTTGTATATAGGATTTTTAATTCTTACAATCTGATACATAACCGCCATTGGTGGTGGTAGGTGATTTATCTCCCAAGAAACAACAGGAAGACCTTTATTCCCATTATCCTCAGTCCAAAATGGGATATAAGTTTTTAACGAATCGGAGGTTTGCACTTTTGTGCTTTTTGCATAATCCTCATAATATTTTATTCCAAGATGAACATTGTTTCTGTGCTTCCATATAGCTCCCTTTGGAGTATTTATTATTCCTTCAAAAACCCTATTAATCACAAATGGATTCTCTGCATTGTATTTGCCAACACCTTCTCCGAATTGGTTTATTATATAAACTGTAAGGTTTGAAAAAAACTTCGGGCAACAATCATCTTTAGAGATAAGCATCACTATATCACCCCTGTATAGACTTGAATCTATAGTATAAACCATCAATCTAAAAACACCAAACCTATCTGTGTATGCAATTCTTCCACACCTACTGCTAACCACACCTATTCCGGTTAGTGGGTCTCCATTTTGGTCAACAATTGTGCCTTGTATAAATGTTCTTCTAAAATCTGATACAGATGGAGTGCGGTTGTACACTATGAAATCATCTATACTTCCTGATGATAATTCTGCTGTAATTACTGAAGACAATGAGCCTGAATATAGCGCACCTAAGTTTCCTTTATAAAAAGCCTCATCAGACCATTTAATTGATTTTCCACCTGTAGTTACTCTGAATTTTGCATCGAGAGCATTAGCTAAACCTACATCCCCAATTGAATAGAAATAAAATCCATTATGGTCTGCCTTATTGTTTGGTGAACTAACTAAACTTTTGGCTCCAATAACTCCACTATCATTAAAATTCCTAACAACTACATCTGCACACTCAATAGATTGACCTGATTTTAAATCTTCAATATCCCCATTGTGTGATGTCACTGCATCTATCACATATAATGCTGCCCCAAAATCATTTCCAATGGCATTCGTAGTGAAATCCATTATCTCTAAAAAATCAGGAACCTCTATCACACCATTCACTGCTGTTCCGGTATTTATTTGAACTTCGGTTATATCTTGCTCTGCCATTCTGTTCAAGTAAGAAGACGTTCGTTGCCAAGCTATACCATTATTTATATTGTAGATTGAACCGTACCTGTCATCCGGTGCTATCAAATGGCTTCCAACACGAAGCATAAAAGTTTTACCCTTTGGTACATTCTTTATTTCAAATGTACTGTATACTTTTTTATCGTTAGCTGCATCAAGCCATTGTTGGTGAGAGTCTTTATCGTTTATTTTATAGACATTTGTCTCAGAACCGGCTATTGTATCCATAGCGGCTTGTTGTATAGAAATATCATAATATTCTGTACCAGCTAAATAAACAGTAAAACCACCCATCGGGATAACCTGTTTATGTGCCTTACAAGAATCTTTATCATACCTGTTTCCTATATCCCTATTGCAAGAGCCAAAATAAAACTCCTCTCCATTGTCAGACCACACAGGCTGATAGTTAAATTTTGTACTATCACCTGAAACTTGGATTCTTTGTTTATGAAAATTTCTGATTCTTATCTTTCCTTTGATTGTAACCGTCTCTTTTATGCACTCAACTATAGGTTCATAGCTCACATTAACCTTAGCATCCACACAGTCGATATTATTATAATTCTCTAAGCAGGTTGCTGTGTAATTCCTGTCATCGACTACGGTTTCACATAATGCTTTTATTGGAACATAATTATGTGGTCTGTATGCATCATCGTCATCTATAACAGGATAAGAACCGTCATTTTTAAACACAAATTTCTGAGCAGGAAACGTAAGGTCACAAACCTCTATCTTCTCTATGCTTTTAAATTTACCTGAATTACCCTCCCTGAACAGTATTTCAACGTATTTGATATCAGACAGGTATTTCTCTGTCTGTAAAATTGAGTCGCTAAAATCTATCTCTATGGCGTTTGAAGAAAAGATATTCTGACCACATTTTTGTGGTTGTGCCACTACAGCAGAAAACGGACTTGTTGTTGTCTTCTGTGAATCCCAATAAATATACCGAACAGAAAATTGAAAATACTTACCCTGTATGTAATTAAACTCAAAATCCGGTGCTGCTTTTAATACTGCATTAGGAGCGTATAAAGGTGGTCTCTTCTCAAGGTTTATTGCAAATTCATCCCAATTCTTGTGATACCTGTTTGCCGGTAAATTAAAAAATGTTTCACCATTCGTTGCTGTAATTTCTATCCACTTATCTCCTTCTTCGTAGAACTCTATTTCTAATTTACAACCACCACAATCATCTGCCTTTAAATAACTCGCCAATACTGCATTGTTATTTATTGCATTTTCTAATCTGAGATATAAATTTTGTTTATCGTTTATTTTCCTGTCTAAATCAAGCGGCAGCAATGTTTGTGTTGTCACCTGTACTCCATTATTATAAACCTTAACCGTATAATAAGTTCCTGCTTTATTAAAATCAGCAGAAGAAGCTATGATATTAAACGACACTTTTTTATTAAACAGGTACGCTCTTTTTTTATCAATATACCTGAGTGGATTTCCCACTATCGTATCACCACTTTCTTTTCCATCTGTCCACTGAAGTATAACACCGTCAATTAATGACGGATGTGTTATCATCCAATCCTTGTTGAATTTAAAATCCCCAACCAATAACTCTACGATATCATTCTGCTCTGAACGATATGTCAATATCCGGTGTTTACCCAAACTGTTCCAAACAAAAAAATCTACACTCTTATTTACTTTATCTTCGATTCTTCCTATCGTGATATTATCACCCTGTGGAAGCTGATAAGGAACTAAAACATTTCCCATTACATTAACAGCACCACCCCAATTCCCATTAGTAGTTCTTGTGTTGCGCATATTCAATGCATACCGGTAATCACCTTCCGGTATATCATTCAAATGGGTATCAAAATTGACACCCCCTGAGAAAATTATATTTTGATTTACTCTTGGCATATTACCTCTTAATTCCTAAATGCTTGTATCCTGATATTGCAGCCTCCCATTCTTCCGGTGTCATTTTATTATACAGCCGGACTAAAGCCTGTTCTTCTGATTCTGATTTCGATGTGTTCCACTGTTTCAATCTTGCATCACCAAACTTTGCCTGTACTGCATAATCCAACATCTCCCAGCACTCAAGCGGAACAACGATGCCTCCATTAATTTTCTGCATAGAAGATTTGTATGTCAATACAATCTCGCTATCCGGTTCAATGTTTGATTTTGGGTCAAACACTATCCTATCTTTATCATACTCAAACTTAAACCATCCTACTCTTGTTTGGTATGGTCTTGATGTGTAATTCGTGTACTCTAACGGTTGCTGATTGTTTCCATAATAATTAGGGAAGCTACAGAACGAACAGGAAGAATATCCGGTAGAAGGATTGCCAAAGTCCACAGAATGCTCTGTAGGTGCTTCAGGAGGGCAAGAACAGGCTGCATCGGCACTTGGTGTACATAATTCATCATTGTAATAAAAAGCCGCTATATGACCATTTATACACACTCCGACCTTTATTGGTTTCACGCAATCATTCGGAAGCATTGCTGTATAGTTATTAGACACCCTTAAATTTGTAGAACGGTAATAAGGGCTGTCATGGAAAATATTAAATCTCTCCAATTTTTTGACAACAACTTTCATCACATCAACATATCTTTTATGTTGGTGGTCACCTATAGATTCACAAAGGTCATTAACGGTTATATCTAAAGCCCTGTATCTCATTGTTGATTTTTATCTTTACTAAAATCTACTAATTTATCGTCTGTTTTTAAATCCTGCCCTGCAAACCAATTGTATGTATTGGCAATAACCTTCTCTTCAAAACCTAAAGGAACCGGAACTTCATCTTCATCACTCAGGTCTGTAAATGATGATATCATCATAACCAAAACAGAAGTTACAACAGGAGATAAATTTTTAAAATAAGCCTTGTATCCTTCTATCCAATAAAATGTTGTTCTTCCAATAATATCATCATACCCACGTAATTTCATTCTATTGTTTGTGTAGTAAAACTCCACATCATCACCCTGCATTGGAAGTATTCCATTAACTCCCATACTCTCTAATAAACTTATAGGCTTAGCCGGAAAATCAATGTACTTTAAATTTCTGTTTACATTTCTCTTTACTTCCACATCTTCATACGTTGATATGAATTGGTCAGGAAGTAGTGATGAAATATTCAACATATCTTTTACAGAAAGGTTGGTGAAATAATTCTCCCTGATGGTTGTATTAATAGCAGCTGGAAGGTAAGCTCTTATGTCTACCCTTTTGACATCACGCTCCAATCCCAAGCGACCTGCGAGGATTTTCTGATATACCAATTCTACTATTACACCTACTTTCATTATTTGCTAATTTGCATTTTTTGCATTGCGAAATTCAACAACTCACTATCTCTTATACTCACACCTTTGTGAAATAAAACAAGGTCAATAATATCTGTTGTTTCTTGCTCGTTCCACATTAAATCTACTGAAGATGGGTCATAAACTTCTACTTGATTATTAAAATCTATAGTTGTTTTATATTCACCGTAAGTCGGGTTAATCAGATATTTAAAAAGAACGCTTCCTGTTAAGGTATTAGGTCTGATTCTTATTCTGTCAGACAACTGAGTCCAATATAATAATCCATTCTCTAATGACGGCTTTCTGATAGCAGAAACCATAGTATCCCTCTCCTCATTTGTTTGCAGTTTATCCATTAATATTTCAGCAGATATAGGTTCCTTGCACTCGGGTGATGATTTGGTGTACTTATACACCATCTCTAATGGATGTCTGTACTTTAATGGATACTGAATAAACCCATCAAATATAGGAAGCTCAACCTCTCTGACGAATGGATTTAATGCATCAGAAATCTTTTGAGTCTCCTCAAATTTTTTATACAGAAATTCCATGAACATATTTTCACTGTCCTTTAAATCTCCGTTAAAATCCTCTGTGGTAGAATATCCGGCTTGATTCTTTCTTGACAGGGTTTTATTAACCCTATCGTGTATGTATTTTACTAATACCATTATATCTCATCAATTGTGAATGTAGTGGCTAATCCTGTTTGTGAACCCGAAGCTGCGTTAATTGGTCTTGGTATATTACCTGTTATATTTGCAAGGTGTATATTTCCAAGAGCATCTTCAAATGATATCGTAAATGTTATTGTTCTAACCGGTGTCGGGTTTGAATCATCTAATGCATCTATCATACTACCAGCAACAACACCGCCTAACAACTGATTATAATACAACACTTCCTCAAATCGTGCAGGTGAATAATTCACAAACAACATTCTGTTAGCAGGTGCTGCATCTTCTACATATATACTAACTGATACAATTCTTGGGTCTACAATATCTGCACCATAAGTCTCAAGATGTAACATCCAAAACAACTTAGTTCCGTCTGCTATATCCATAAAATCCCATGTGGTTCCTGCGAAATCTGCATCAAGAACAACCGGAGTACAACAAGCGTCAACTCTGTCTGTTAAGTTTGAAATCAATGTATTTTGTGTTGTGTTCTGTGACAACAAATAAGCAACATTGTTTGCCAACTCAGTAAGACCTAAAGCATTGAACTCACAAACCTTATCTAACAACCACTGTACAACATCAGACTCTACAGGGTCAGGAGGTAAATCATCTGCGGCACAAGAGGTATCAATGCCTCCCATGAATCCTTCATTTGCATTTGTATCCAATCTAAGGTTAGTGTCAGGTTCATATACCTCAATAGCACAAGCCTCTCCTGTAGATGTTTCAGAATAAACCCACATTACAACTCTTATTGTAAACTCTACTCCTGTATACTCATAAGGAATAGTAACAACAGTAGGTGGTGTTGGTGAGTTTTCTCCGGCAACAGGAGACATTGACAGCAAAGTGTTTCCATCAGCGTCAAGGATAGATATATAATAAGAAACAGATGTTGGTACATTTGTTCCATAATTGGTTTGATTTGCAAGTGAAATAACCGGATTGTTTTCATCGTTTATGTAACCTGACATTGTGTACAATGCATTAACAATACCACAAGCCACAGGAGTTATTGGATTTACAATAATAGTTACTGTTGCTGTGGATGTCTGACCATAAGCATCTTCTAATGTATACTCTATAATTTCTGTACCATTCCAACCCTCGTTTGGTGTGTAAGTTAAAATACCACCGGCTTCCACATTAGCATTTCCATTTGTCGGTGCGCCTGTTATTGTTACAGTTGTAGCCGAAGGCTGTACATCATTTTGGAAAATATCGTAAATTAATTGTGTATCCTGATTTATAGAAGAGTAATCATTTCTCGCTAATGGTGGAGGTGGTACTTCACAGGCATTGTTTATCAACTCCTGTATAACATCTTTTGCAGTTACTATACCTGAACCAAGACCCAAGCAACTTAAATCTAAACCTTCGAATGCTTCGTTTAATATTTCGTCTGCATTAGCTGCTAATACATAGGTTGTAATATTAGGGGAAGAAGTTACCGCAGTAACTGTAATTGTTCCATCGTTGTTTGCCACCCTAACATCACGAAGCGCATTTAATAAATCTAAGAAATTTTGTGATAAAGATACAGTATATGTTGTATTATCTCCATCTACCGCAGGAGTTACAACAATAGGATAAGAACCTGATATTGCTACATTATTTCCGGTAGGTGCTATTGCTTCTATCAACACAGGACTATCTGTGCTTCCACATCCACAATCACAATCCAACATATCCTTTAGTACGTTATAATGTTTCACAACATTAGTTTTATTGCCACAAGAACGTGCAACTTCCATAGATATATACTCAGTTTGAATAAGCTCTATCCGGTCAAGTAAATCTATATTATTTGACAATCCACCTTGTCTGCTTCCTTGTTTTTTAATTTGGTCGAACTCCTTTGTAATGCATTTATATAAAGAACATAAATTCACATCACAAGTAGCTTCAGCAGTTGTATATACATACACATATTCAACTATAGTAAAATTCATATCGCCTTCTATCACCGGATGTTCCACCACAGCAGATAATGTAGCCTCCCAAACTCCTGTCCATAATGCATCAGAGATTATAGCTGAAGATAATACTGTTTTATAATTTGATGCTGCGGTTCCATTGCTATATCTTGAACCCAATGGAGGTCTTAATGTTATTTCTCTGTCTAAAACACTTCCACTTGCATATTTTGTTGTATCTTTTGCTACAGCTAATGCAGAATCACAATTGATTTCTAATTTTAAAGAACCTTCGGTTTTGCAATCACAATTACTATCACAAACTAATACAGAAACTTCTATACTTTCATAAATTATACCTGTGTCATCATTTTTTACATGGTACGATATTTTATATATACCGTTAAGTATTGCTCCCAAGCTATCCAATGGGATATTTAATTCATCAAACTCCAATGATGTACTTTGAACAATATCAGGAGTACCAAAATTTCCCTGATGCAAAACAACACCTGTAGGTGATTTCACAATAAAATAACCCGACATATCTGCTAATGTATATCCGGTATAATCTACTTCATCTTTTAGTGTAATTGTTCTAAAATTCGTGTTAGGTGTACCATCTACATTTTTGTGTGCAAGGTCAAAGACACCACTGAATTTTATATTATTATTAGTGAGCATTTTTTGTAATTTGAAACAAAGTTAAATAAAAAGAGCCTATAATAAAATAGGCTCTTGCAATTATACTACTAACTGTTTATTTATAGTTTGCTCAATATCTCCGGATTTGATTCGATTGCTTCTTTTGCAAGTGCAACCCAATCTTCTTTTGTCGCTTCAACAAGGTCTCCTCCGTTGTCTTTGGATATTTTCTTACCATCTTTATACAACTCCACAATACCTCTCATTGGGTTAAAACGGATAGATTTGTTGTTTATAAACTCTTCCACTTTCGCTTCGATTCCAACAGGTGTCAATGGCGTATTCGCTTCTTCCTTACCCTCTTCTTGCGGCTCTAATGTTTGTTTCTTTTTAGCAGAAACCTGTCCGGCAGTAATCGAGTTCTTGTTGTTATATTCGTTCTTTAAGAAATCATACGTTGATGGGCTTGATTTTAATGCAGAAGTTAACGCTGCTAAATCATCCTGACCTCTTCCGATATCAGCTACAGGGTCTCCCTTCTTGTCACCAAAGTTTATTCTCCACTCCCTTCTGCCTGAGAACTCCTTTACCTCTACCAATTTGGCTTCAACAAATTTCTGTGAATCTGCTTTTACATTTACATCTGAAGAGCTAAACTCAGCTACGAATTTATCTACATCCTCACGCACCCTTTTAGCCACCTCTGAGCGAACAATAGACTCGCTTAATACAAACGCCTGTTTTCTTCCTTTAGATTGCAAATAAGCCTGTAATTTCTCCAATGGTGCTTCTCTTAATACATGGGTCTCCCATTTATTAATCTTCAACATTGAATCCATATCTGAGTTTGCTATATTCTGTGGATTGAATAATTTATATCTTGGCGATGTTGTTTTATACAAAGAGTCTGCACAATCCGGATACATCAATAAATATGCAGCTAAATCAAGTTTGTTTTTTGGAACCAACTTGTTGCTTTTAATGAAAATTAATTCTTTGTTTTTTACAGGGCTGATATCCTGCTCCTGAAACCCACCACGATTAAATGATTTAATTTGAGTACAATAAGCATATGTTATTGTTGACTCCGGTGTGTTTACAGTAAACTTTGTTTCTAAAATCGTCTTATTTCTAAAGACTACCTTTTTTTGGAAGTGGTCTTTTTGACCATTCATTTTAAAGTCAAACCCACTACTGTGATGTTTGCTTATTGGGAAACCTAATGCTTTCTCGATTATGTCTTTTACTTCCGTTCCGGAAACTTCTTCCCAATTTCCAATACCTACTTTCTTAACTAACATGATTTTTAATTTATTTTCTTAAAAAATAAAAAGGCAGGGTAACACTTGCTACCCTGCTTTTGTTTATTATTATACTATACTGAAGAACTTGAAGTTTCAATAGCCGGATGTCCGAGAACGAACAAGTTGGCTGATGCAGCCCATCCTCCGAACTCACCTCTGAAGTGGATTCGTGATACGTCAAAGTCATCAGTTGGTTTTTTAACCAGCTGCTCTCCGGCACTACCTGTAGAGAAGATTTCCACCTCTCTTGTGTAAGAGCCTTTCTTAGCGTACACATATCCCCAATATGGCATCTCTGCTCCGTTGTATTCTGCTCCGAATTGCTCATTCATAGAGGCTGTAGTAGCCTGATTCTTGAACGTTCCGATTGGCATCAACAGGTACATATTTCTGTATGTATAAGAAGCACCGCCTAACATTTCAGGGTCATCGAAAGAAGTCACATATTTAAAGTGATACTTTCTTGGAGATGGCATCAATGATACTGATTGGAAACCTACAGCAACAGCTAATGCATTAGACTCATCCGGTGTTAAATTACCGTAGAGTTCGCCTGATACATATTTGTTTTCAGAATCAGTTCCTACATAATCTTTCAACACTTCTCTCAGTTCCTGACCGAATGGCGCACCATATGTCCACGCATAGTTGTATGGAGCATTTTCTGCATCCAACAGGTCATTGGTTTGGTCAAAATCTGACATTCCAAATGCACCTACAGTGTATGGGTTAGTGTTACCGTTCTGAGCAACAAATGGATACAATCCCTGAGTTGTACGAACCGCAATGCCTTCTAAATCCGGCTCTACTACAGAAGCATCGTTTTCGAAGTAGTTATCATTCAGAGTACCGAATGCAATCGCACCATCTCTTGACAGCTTCAATCTGCGTTCTGCTTCTTCTGCGCCTAACACTTCATAAGATACCATTTTTTGTCCATCGAACTCAAATGGGAACTCCTGAATCTGATATGCACGAACATAAGAAGAACCTGTCTTGCTGTCATCATCTTTAATGATTTGTAATTGATTCTTGTAGGTAGCCCATCTTGAGTTGATACCTCGTCTTTGCTTACTTCCTTCAGCATTGGCATTTGAGATAACAGCTATAGTGTTTCCGGCTCCCTGTCCGACTCCACCTAACAAACTTATTAAATCCACACTTGCATCATTTGGCACACAAGTAATTTCCAATGTTCCCATTGGAGCCTGTGAGATACCTGTTACCCAAGCATTCACGAATGTTGTGTGATTAATTTGGAAGTGTAAAATATCCTTTGTACGAGCATAAGATGATTTGATACCATTGCTTCCTGTATAAACAGTAGATGGGTCTAATTGGAAAGTGATAGCTGCGCCATCTCCACCTGCACCTGCGTATCCATCTTCTGATACAACCAATGCCTGTACGGTACGGTCTTTTTCAAAGTGACCATACTCACCATTTTCTCCGGCTACTACCGGAATTTGAAAACCTAAATATTTGATTAAGTCAGCGAAGAAGAACTTATCTGTTCTTGGATGACGATTTACCGCATTTGGTAAATATACAGGTTTGAACATTTCTCTGTCGAAAGAAGAAATTAGCTGTGTGTTCCACACACCTGCGGATATTGCCGAAGGTTTTAAGTTAATTGGGGCTACTACCGGAGTGTCACCAATTTTGTATACGCTTACTGCCATGTTGTTTGTTTTTTATGTTGTTTTTAATTTTTTAACGATAAAAAGATAAATTTTCCTTCTTTTGTTCTCCTTCATCGTTTCCTTTTAGTTTCCCATCACCTTCTATTTCTTCAATTTCGCCTTTTAATGCTTTGGATTTTACATCAACCACAATCGAAGAAATAATATTGTCAAAATTTCTTGTTATGTAGTCATTTTTCAACAAATCTACAATCTTGTCAATATTTTCCTTACTTGAAGTTATTCTGTTTTGTACAGCGTAAGCCTCAGCATTTTCTATCATTGATTTGATTTCCTGTTCCGGTACAGGATGCACATAAGTATATTTAAAGTCTTTTTGCTCTGCCTTGATTTCAATTGTTTTCAGCTTATCTACAGTCATTGAAAGCTCTCTGTTTCCAACCCAATTCTTTTGTAGTTCTTGGATTTGTGCCTGAGCTTTTTCCTGCTTAGATTCGTTGGTTTCAACTCCATCAAAAATACCCTTCTTTTTTTCTGCCAAAAACTCTCTCGATTTTTTAGCTTCTTTCTCGATTTTTATTTCAAGAAGTGCGTATTCTCTTTTTGCTTTATTAAGCTCATCAGTGTCAGATAAATCGTAACCTTTCTGTTCGGCAAAAAATTCCATACTTGGAAAATCATTGTCAACTAAAAGTTGTGCTTTAGATAATGGTAACCCATCCTCTATAGCAACTCTTTTTACGATTGCCTCCCTGTCTGAAACCTCATCAACATTTGTCATAGATAAATCAACAAATAACTTTATGGTATCTTGCGATGCTCCATTGGCTACAAGCTGATTCATTTCTTTAGTGAATGAATTAGCATACGCTTTGTCGGGTGCAATAAAACCTTCATATTCCTTTAGCTTGTCTGCCGGAACATAACGTTCATCGAAATTTGCAAAGAACTCTGTTGTTTCCTCAGCCGTCTTGAATCTTCCACCTGTCGTGCTTTCAATTAACTGAGGTATATCTAATGGCGGTTTTGGTTCCTCTGAGCCTCCACCACTTCCTGTTTCATCATTATAATGAATACCTAAATTTCGTTTCATTGTCTTAAATTTTTATCTTAAAAAATACTATGGTGCAAAATAAGTTCGTTTTTTTATATAAAACAATAGGGTCAGTATTTTTTTTTACTAAGCCTGTTGTTGCGGTTGCTCCATAGCTGTGTTTAAATATTTCATCAACTCATCCATACTCGGTTTTATACCTTGAGATATAAGTCCTACCTGCTGACGGAGTGCTTCGTTTTCTAATACTCCATCTTCTAAATCTGCCTCTATAGCCTTAAGGTTTGCATCGTATACGAATTGATTGTGAGCCAAACTCATATCCATAGCAGCCTTTGTAACAATAGTTTTTCGTGCCTCTTCCTGTGCAAGTTGAGCAGACATTCTTTGTTGCTCACCGTTAGCCTGTATATCTTGCTGTTTTCTCTCTTGGTCTTTTACTTCCTGCTCTTTAACAGATTTTCCCAACATCAATTGAGCCAATGGAATATTACCTGCCATGATAACTCTATATAGTCCTATGTAAACATCTTCAGTAATTCCACCATAACCAAACTTAGCTCTTTGTTGAGTCAGACCAATTAACTGCTGTAATAAGAATTGTTTTTCTTGGTAATTAGAAGAAAGGGTAACCTTCAGGTTGAACTTTATACCTGCAATATCTTCTGTGAGTTTTATTATCTCGATATCGTCTTCATGCAGTGGGTGGTATTCAATATCAATCTCACCATCCTTGCATATTTGTTGCCATCTCAACATAGATGAAGTATAAGCAGCCTCTGATAACTCTCGCATTGCAGCGTATTCCGGCTGTATTGAATTGTTTGCTGCTTCTAATTTCGCCTCCCCTTGAACCTTTAGCATTCTTTCTGAATCTGTACTACCATTGGCAACATCATTCATTCCGGTATTGATACTTATATTATTTCTATGTTCATTTATTCCGTCAGAAAATATTTTAAACTGCTCAAATGCATTTGATTGTATAGGGGCAACAAGGGAGTGTATGTTTGCTATTGGGTTACCATGAGAATCGACAGTATCCAAACTCATGATACCTTTCTCTAATAGCATATTCATTAAATCTGTAGGAGTTTTTATCTCTCCATCAAGTTCTGTGTTTTCAAGTGCTGATTTATTAAATATCATAGCAGGTGGAGCCGGTATAGCGGCTATAGCATTTCTTCTTTTGTAGGTCAAAATATTTATCATATCAATATCCGGAACCATTCTTTCTACCTTAGATGTAACTCCTGTTGTTGCTACATGATAAGATAATATTCCTTTTTTATATCCGGTCTTGCCTTGTCTTGGTGTGTTGTCATTTTTATCACAACCAAAAGCAAAATCAGTTCCTATAATCCATTTGCACTCATACTGATACTGCACTCTTTTTTCTATCAACTTAGCACCTCTTGCTTCTTCGCTTTTATCAAGTTTGTAGTCGTATGGTTTTTCGCTGAAATCAAGAGTTCCGTATTTCTCAATATTTTTTTCTCTGAATTTTCTAACGTCTGAGCTTAACCAACATCCATCCAACACCCAAACTTTTATATGGTCATAAGGATAATACCCATTCTCATTATAACATTGTGTGTGCTGAACACTTGCGAATGCATTATTGAATCCGTATTCCTTAGCAATCATCATTAAGTGCTTCTCCTGTAGTTTACTTTCATTTCTTATTTCCGCTATAGTCATCTGTCTGATTTCTGCCGCCATTGTTATATCTCTGAAATCAAGATATTTTGAACATGGCAGAAGCAGCATATCAGGGTCTACATACCTCAATATCGGAGTGTTTATAGAATGGTCAATATAATCCTTTACAGCAACTATACCGATATCAAAAAGGTCTGCAAATAACATATACTTTAACATCCTCCATTTGGATTCAGTATTGGTTACATTTAATGCTTTCTGAAGTTTAATTTCTTCTTGGAGTTTTAAGCCTCCTGTCTTCACAAACAAATCAACATCCTGCTCAGATTCAAATTGTTGCTCCGGTTGTTTAAAATCAACACCTAATGAGCCGATGAAATTTTTAAATGTTTGATTCTGCCATATTTTTAACGCAGCTATTTCTTTTTTTCTTTTATATTGCGATGCAGGGTCTACAGCTCTTACTGCAACATCATAATCCATCTTGTCGTATATTCCCAATATTTGGTCTCTTAGGTTAACATGACCTCTGTCTTGTTCCCAAGATATATTCATGTACGATTTTTTTCTTTGGTTACCCTTGCTGTCTTTTCCAAGTAACTGCTCTTTATATTTATCGGTGTTGGTTTGTCCTTTTGCATAAGAGCGCAAAGTTGAATACTTTGAGTTACCTCCGTTTATAATTCCATTGAGTAATCCTCCGGTGTGAAGCATACCGTTTGCTCCTAAAGTAAAAAGGTGCTTCATTACTGAAACATAGTACGACATCTCTTCCTTTTTCTTAGGGTCGATGTCGTGGTGCGGCATACGGTTGGATATTATATTATCCTGACCTTTATGTGTTTCGACTAATTTATTTAGATTCATGTAGCAAAATTACACTTCCTTTTCTTTAATTACAATATAGTATTCTCTTCAAAATACTGCCTGTTTCTATCCTTCCTCAATTCATCTCTCTTCTTGTTGCGCTGCTTTTCAGCTTCAACCAAATGCATACTTAATGAATTTCCGTATAATGCATAAGCACAGGCTGAGAACAAGTCATAGTCAGTCATCTTATCATAAGTAACAGAAAGGCATTCATCAAGAAACTCATTATGAAACTCGTAATCACACGATGAGAGTATATGCTCCTGCACAACCATAAACAATGCATCCTTTGTTAAATCATTCGTTACATCACCTGAGTTATCTTTTAACTTCTGCTTCTTTTCGTCATACTTATGCATTAAGTATCCAACATATTTTCTCTTCTTAAATCCATCCTGTATGTGTGGATGGTTCATCTCAGGAAACATTTGACATCCGTAAAAAACACACATCTTTATCATGTCATCAATGTACTCCTCTTTTGAAGGTGGTCTAAAATTATAGGTGCAAACAAATCTTTTTGTTTTATACCTAAACCACATATCATTCTTCTGCTTATCTGTCAACCCTTCAGGCATATCTGAAAGCGGAGACTCCATTACCGGATTGAATCTCATAAACACTGCTCCACCACCATTAGAACCCTCTCCTTCGGTAACATCAAAATTAAATGTGTCACCTCCTGCCACAAACAGATGACCGTTTGCAGGAACCTTAATACCACCTCTTATGGTACTCTTGTTTCTTAAACTTTCGCTTGGTAAATATGAAACCCTGAATCTTCCTTTTGGGTTGTCAATAAATTCAACCTCTGTATTTTTTTCTCCGTTTTTCCATACAAAATCTCCAACCCTGATATAATCATTTCCATTAAAGAAAAACATTGACCTCTTGTAAAGTTTGTCTTTATCGAATGGACACTTGGCTGCATTGATAGTAAAACACTCTCTTGTTGTGTATGGAAATTTTCTTATGTTCTCGTAATAAGAGCCGGAGCCTTCTTTAAGTGAGCTTCTTTCAATATCTAATTTCTCTTTTGATTCTCTGAGTTTACTCATTCCAAAATCATCAATCATCTCTCCGTCATACGCAGGGAAAAATATTCTCCATAATCCGGTTTCTGTTCTATTTAATGCATTTCTTTTATGGTAATCTGAACCATCCCATATTGCCTTAAATGGCTTGAATCCTTCTCTTCCAACTTCCTCAACCGTTGTGGTGTGATGAGAGAATCCTGTCTTCTGACCAAACGGATTAAACATGGCAGGTTTTACAACATCCCATCTCTGCATAGCATTTACAGTTTCAAGTTTACCTTCCTCATCTGATATATAATATCCGAGATATGTTGAGTCATATGCAGAAGCCTTAGCTGACCTGAAATCACAGAAGCTACCTAAATCAATCTGTTCAATTTGCTCACCTTCTCCGGTTGTAAATTTTAACTCAGAAGCCGGAGCTGATAATAAATGGCTATGTATTGGTTGAAAAAAGAACGGCATACCTTTCCAACCAAGAACAACCTTATCGAAAAGGTCACTCGCATCTTTATCATTTTTTGATTGTATTCCGCAATGCCTGTTTATCATTCTCGTCATTTCTTCATACAAGCTCATTGCTGCTCTTACGGATTTACCTGTCTTACGTCTCGTCATTTCAACGATTCCTATGCAATCCTTATCATTAACTGCTTCTGTAAGAAAATGGAAAAAACGCCTGTCTCTGTCCATATACACAATCTCAGATTCTGTAACTGACCAATAGTTCATCCAATAGTACATCTTTCCGGTGATGTATGTACGAACACCATTATTGAAGAACCAAACACCATATAACCTTCTTCTCCACTCCTCAAGTATAAACCTCCAAATATCATCGTACTTGTCTTTGCTTTTACGAAGCTCCTTGTGCATCTCATCAGCAAATATCTTCCGGTCTGCTTTCATTCTTGTTCGACCATTATGCTCATCTACTTCCTTGCTTATTCTTTTCATTAAAGCAGTAAGACGTTCAGGGTATTTTACACGATAAAATTTCTGTAAATGCTGTGGCATTCCATAATTTAAAATATCCCTGTCATTAGGGATATCAGGGCATGGAAACACAATTTCTTTTAAGTCATCGTCTAAATCATTGACTATAACAACCTGTTCCTGCGGCTTATATTTGTGGTCAAGAATTATCAAGGCTTAGGTATTTTTATTTTCTTACGGACAACAAGCTCTGTGAAGCCTTCAACCCTTGCATGAGAAAGGAAATCATCATCCGCTTCCGATTCTAAGTTTTTATCTGACATAAATATCTGACGCTTCATCTCAGATATCCTCTTCAACATATCATGTAATTGCTTCTGTGTTTTTTCGGTTACAGCAACAGCTTCAACAACATCCTCATTTTCTGAGTCCTGCTGCATCTTAAACAACATCCTGTCATAAGATATTGATGAAACCATAAGAAGCGAATACTCCTGACTTTGCTGAAGTGTGCAAAATCTTATAGCCATCCTGTTGGCAGAAGAATTTTTACCGTCAATTATACTAATAACATCATCGTTAAAATCCTTGCTATTTTTAGACAGCAGTATCTCCATCGCTTTAACCTTTCTGTCTTTTATGTTCTCGAAATCTTTCACCATAACAGATTGCTTATGGTAAACCATCTCCATGTAATTAAAGAATAAATCTTCATTCACCGGAAGAGGCTCTTGGAACTCTTTGTACAGGTTTAATGTATTCCAAAGTTTTCGAACACCTTTAGGGTTCCCATGTGGGTTCCAAAATAAATTTTCAAAATCTTCTTTGTTGTACATCTTACTCTACTAAATAAACATCAGATTGACGAAGAACTTTATGCACCTCGCCTTTATATTTAAAATCAAAACCTACAGAGCTTTGGTAATATACGATATCACCTTCCTTAAGCTCCATAGGTTCATTTGGTTTACCTTTCCCTGTTGACACAACAGTTCCCCTGCTTGGCTTTTCTTTCGCAGATTCAGGCAATATAAGCCCTGTATTGTTTTCTTCCGGTATTGGAAGAACAAGTACCTTATCAAATAGTAATGTCATTGTATTAGTTTATTGATTCTAAATCTTCAGAAATAACGCACTCAGTAGTCAGGTATAAACATCCAACAGAAGCTGCATTCTCCAATGCAACCCTGATAACTTTTATTGGGTCTATAATACCAACCTTCAACAAGTCGGAGTATTTCTTGTTTTTAATATCGTATCCTTCTCCCTCTAACAACATAGACACATCGTGCTTTGATGGGTCTACGCCTCCATTTTTTAAAATCTGATTATACGGTTCATTTATTGAATCCAATACAACATTGTATCCCAATGAAAAACCAAAAGAAAGGTGTTCGAATTTCTTACTTCTTAATTTTGCAGAAATCTTCGTAAGCGTAGCTCCACCTCCGGCAACAAAACCTTCATCAATAGCAGAACGAACTGCACATAAGGCATCGTCAACCCTGTCTCTTTTTTCTACAACTTCTGTTTCTGTAAATCCACCGATTTTAATAACAGCTATTCCATTTTTAATTTTCGCCAATCTTCTCTTTGCAAAATCTCTTTCGAAGTCTGTTATACCATCAGAGGATATCATATCCTTTAATTCTGATATTCGAAGATTGATTGCTTCGAAATCACCACCACCTTTAGCTATAATTGTTCTGTGTTTATCCACTGTGATTTTTTCTGCTTTACCAAAATGAACAAGGGATGCATCCTTCAGTAAGATACCTGCATCATCACTGATTATTGTTGCCCCTGTCACAGTTGCAATATCATCCAAAAACAAATTTCTTTCTTCTCCAAAAGAAGGAGCCTTTATTACACAAACACCTTTTGGTATACCGCCTTGTTTTAGGTTCATTAAAAGAAACGACATCGCCTCTCCTATAACATCTTCTGCTATAATTAAAAGCGGCTTGTTTACCTTGACGGCATCCTGCACTAACTTCAGGATATCCTGAGTATAAACTATAGTTTTATTTACAATAACAACCACCGGATTATCCATCTCTGCACTCATCTTGCTTTTATTGGTTACAAAACCAACATTAATATAACCCCTGTCTATAAGCAATCCGTCTACCGTCAGTAAACTGTTCTCATTACTATTGCTGTTCTCAGCAGTAACTATTCCATCTATACCAACTTTTTCATAGGCATCATAAATAAGGCTTCCAATAACAGAATCATTGTTTGCAGATATCGCTGCAATATCATTTATTACCGAGAAGTTTTCGTCTGTAATATTCACAGACCTTGATTTAAGTTCACCTACCACATCTCTTACAGCAGTTTCAATTCCATCTTTTATTTCTAATGGAGCATCTTCTGCTTCTAATGCTTCGTCAATTTTACCAACTATGGATTGAAATAAAACTGTAGCTGTAGTGGTTCCATCTCCGGCTACCTCTACTGTTTTCTGAGCTACATCCTTAACCATGAGCGCACCCATGTTTTCAGCAGGGTCTTTAAGCATAATGCTTTTTACCACTGTTACGCCATCTTTTGTGTTGTGCGGTATGGCTCCATATTTTGTGATTGCTACATTTCTTCCTTTTGCACCAAGTGTTAACTTTACAGCATTTGCAATCTTGTCTATTCCGGCTCTTAATTGTTTTCGGGCTTCTGCACCGAATGTTAAATTCTTAATCATTGTACTATTTTTAATTAGATGATAAAATTAATGTCTTTTTTTTGAATTAAGTGTATATTTTTAAGTTTTTCGTTTTTTATTAGTATATCGTTCCCAATCTTCATTCGCTTTGTGTGTTGAAAATTTACAACATCACCGACTTTAGCCTCAGCATTTTCCTCGTCAAAGTCATAGGTTATATACGACTTGTTTGGTGTTGATATAAAAACCAATGTTCCTAAACCCCATCTCTTGTCTCCCTTCTCATTAAGGTTAAAAATATTCACACTTGTCTCTGTCTCTACAGTTGTTGGTATATTTTCTATATCGACACCACAGTATCCGTTTATAAAAACAATATCCTCTCCTCTCTCAAAAGCGTAACATAAGTCATACCTGATTAGGTAATACTTTTTAGATGTGCTTTCGTCTTCAATTATTAAACCAAGAACTTCTGCATTCTCTATTGACAAATAATGGAAATGAACGATGTCATCTTTTTTAACAAGAACCCCATCAGGATTATCCCACTTTATTGTCATGTTTGTCATCTTGGCTATAGTGCTATCTGCATACAACTCTCTCTGAGATATCTCTTTTCCAAAAAACATAAGATTGTCCGGTGCTGCAATCACCTTTCCATAGGTCGATGCAAACCTTTCCTTTTGAAATGATTTATCAATAATAAAATTCGTATTACTCTCTGCCGTTCCTTCCAACTTCTCAACCAAAACATAATTGTATGGAATCTTATATTCTCCATCAACTATCAAACAAACAACCTCTGATTGGTTTATCACTTCGTGTGTTGAATCATTATACTCTATATCAATTCCTGAGTACCTGTCATAAACAACAACATCACCAACAGAGCAGCAGTCAAATTCACTTTTACTTTCTGACACAGCAACAACCAAACCCCTGCTTGTTATTCTTTTAAAATAATGATGCATTTTTAAGGTTAACCTTTCTAATTCAGGGTCGTGCTTAAATGGCTTGATTATTATATTTCCTTTTGTTGGTTTCATAATTCAGATTGGTTGAAAGTCGAGCCGGAGCTAAACTTTTCTTTTGTTGGTTTTTCTTTTGTAGAAGTCAACTTGTTATAAAAATGTTCCTTAAACTTATCATACGTAAGGTTTTTTGTTTTTAATGATGAATGATACTCTTTTACCTCTGATAATGATTTATCTATTTTGTATGATGAATACTGTAATTTTAATCCATCCATTATCTCATCCCATTTTAACTGCAAAGAAAATTTTTCAATTTTTTCTTTATATTTATTATTAGATAAGTCTTTTATTAAATCAGTATTTAATTGTGTGCGTTTTACCGTTGACGGTTTTACCGTTGACGGCTTTTCAGTAAACGGTGATTCGAAAAACGTATATTCATTCTCAGAAAACTTTCCGGATTCCCCTCTCACTTTTGCTATAGAGCAATATCCTTTTTCAATCAATTCTTTTATTGTGTTTTTAACAGCATCTCTTCCTTCTGTGGTGATAGCCAATAATCCATTTACAGATAATTGCCATCCAACAGGAAAGGATAATACTAATGTAAATAACCCTTTTGCTCTTAAAGATAAGTTTGGGTCTTTTAAATAAACATTCGAAACTACTGTGTAATTTGTTTCCCTTTTGACTCTTATTATTTCCATATTTTATTTTAAAACAATACCGCCCAAGACTACTCGGATATTACAGGTATCCTCATTGAAAAGGGCGATAGATTTTTTATATTTTTTAGTATCCTGTAAATACATAACTCTGCAAATATACACTTTATTTTCAAAAATCAATGCTCCGGCAAAACTCTTACCTTTGCACCGACAGCCTGAGCCACTCTCACAAGGGTATCCATATTCGGGTTACTATGCATATTAAACAGCAAACTTAAGGAGACTTCAGATATCCCTGTCATCTTATTCAGCTTTCTCTGATTAATTTTTTTTGCCTTCATTATGGTCTTTATGTCGCTCAAAATCACAAACTTATCATCCTGAGTGTCGGGTTTTTTAATTTTATTTATAAATTTTTCCATTTTTTTTATACTACTAATTAAAATTCTGTTTACATTTGCAAACGTAATACTTATCCTTTAATAAAACAATATGCATACTGAAATTATTCCTGAATCAAAAACTACAGCAAAGGTTATCTATCTTGACGCTGTTCCAAAGAGAAGACAATACCTATTAGAAAAAGCTACAACATTCTGTGAATGGAAGCAGGTTAAGTCTACCACAAGAGCAAACTACATTTCAATTATCACAGGATTTTTATCGAGAACAACTGAGCCGCTTAATTGGCTTATGGTTCAGGATTACCTAAATATTCTTAGTGAAGAAAAATCCAAATCTACAGCTTGGATACAATCCAATGTGATAAAATCTTTTTTAGAATATTTGGAAGTTCAGTGTGATATTCAAAACGATGGTTGGAGAAAGGTTAACATAAAGAAATTTAATTACACCGGAGGCAACAAGGAATTTATAGAAGACAAATACTTTAAGGAGGTGTACAAGATGTTTGACTTTTCTAATATGTCTGATATTCGTGATTATACTGTCTTGAAAGTTTTGCAATCAACAGGCATGAGATTATCTGAGCCTTACAACATCCGGATTAAAGATATAAAAAAAATACACGACAGCAATGCGAATCCTGTGTATGTTGTTGACTCCATTCAGAAGGGTGGTCATCGCATGGTTGTGAAACTTCAGGCAGGAACTTTGGATGCGATAAAATTTTATCTGTCACTCAGAGGAACTTATGATAAGGATGATTATTTATTTATAGAGCATAAGTTTAAATTTAGAAAACTATACAGACCATTAAACTCATCTGTCTTCTATAAAAAAATAACACAGATGTTTAAGGATGCCGGATGCGAGAATTTTACCACTCATGCTATCCGTTATACAGCCGCTATAAAAACACTTGAAATAACCGGAGACGAAGCGATGGCTTCCCGAAAGCTGAATCATATATCCCCTAAGACTATTCAGTATTACACAAAAGGGTATCGTGAGAATATAAATGCAATCAATGACATTAACATCGAAATAAATTAGTATGGCAAACAATCAATTCTTAGAACACTCCATATTGGGTACTATGCTCAATAACACATCTGCAATGATTATAGGATTGCAGAAAATTAATACACATGAAATTTTCAGCGATGATGTTTCTCAGTTGTGCTACAAAAATATACAGGAGATGTTTTTATCTCAGGTGGAGGTAGACGCATTCTCGTTCAAGGAATACCTTACTAAGAAGAAAATGTTTTCGAGAGTAGGTGACGTTACTTACAAATCAATTTTTGCGCATAACCTTACGATGCCTAATTTCGAACAGAAGCTGCGCTCTCTGAGAGATAATTACATCTACAGGGTTCAGGTACAGACAGCGAATGATATCTTATCAAAAGCAGCTACAGGTTCTATTCCTCCGGCAGAACTTGCGTTGGAAGCTATCTCTGCTATTGAGGCTACTTTATCAGCAGATAAATCAGACAGCACACAAGCTATAGGGTCTCTTTTGTTTCAACTGAATAAGCAAATGAAGAATCCTTCTGCAAAGAAAAATTATGTAACAACAGGCTATTCTGAGCTTGACGAGTTTGTGAAGTTTCAGGAAGGAGACTTGGTTGTTCTTGCTGCCCGACCATCTATGGGAAAAACAGCATTGCTTCTTGAGATAGCGAGAAGGCAGTCATTTTTAAACAACATTCCGGTAGCCATATTTTCATTAGAGATGGATGCAATGAGATACACTAAGCGTATAGCTGCTCGTTCTTTAAAGGTTAACTCTTCTGTTTTCGATGAAGATTTTAAAGACAAAACCATTGAGAATGAATACAACTCATTAGTAACTAAATTTGCAAACTCTCCATTCTACATAGAGGATGACCCTTCTATTACTGTAAATGCTTTATTTGCAAAAATCATAGTTCTTGCTGTATCAAAAAAAATCAGAACATTTGCTATTGACCACATGGGTCTTGTTAAGTTATTGTTTGATAAGAACAAAAACAAAACCGATGCTATTGGAGAGCTTACAAGTGGATTAAAAATGTTGGCAAGGAAACTTAGGGTCACTATAGTGGTTCTGAGCCAATTAAACCGAGCAGTAGAACAAAGACCTGTGCCAAGACCTATGCTTTCAGACCTTCGTGACTCCGGCTCTATTGAACAGGATGCGGATATTGTTATGTTTTTATACCGTACCGATTACTATCCTCAGACAAAATTTGAAGCTAAATCTACAGAGAAGCAGTTTGAGCATTTTAATGGCAAGTATGCGCTTCGTCATTATACAGAACATGGAGAGCTTCGTGTGGTTGATGTTTCAGGAACCTGTGAGGTTATTGTTGCCAAAAACCGAGATGGCAAAACAGGTAAATTATATTTTGATTTCAAGAAGACCTTTGGTGGTTTTTATTACAACGAATCTATTTCATCACTTTTAAAATAACAACAATGAATTTCGAAAAGGAAGTTTACAACAAGGAGCGTGGTGTGTTCGTAGAACGCATTCCGGAGCATTCAGATGCTTGGCACGACAGAAGGATAAAAGGAATCGGTGCATCAGACATCGGTAGAATTTTAGGTCTTAATGATTACGAAGGCGGTAGCTGTATAGAAATCTTCCAAGAGAAGATTGGATTACGCCCTGCTTTCAGAGAGGGCAACAAGTTTACATTTTGGGGTCACAAACAGGAGCAGCTTATTGCGGATGCTTGGAAGTTTTACGATGGCACAGAAGATGGTTACATTAAAAATGAAGCGGAAGATAAAAAACAACGTGATTGCAGAAATGTGTCAGGATTCTTCTCCAATGCCAAGTATCCACATTTGTTCACAAATCTTGACCGGATGATAAACAAGGGTGGCTTCAGGCTTGATGACGGTAGTATCCTTTCTGACAATGCTATATTGGAAGTAAAGACAGCTTCATTTAATGTTGCAAAAAAATGGGAGGGCGGTATAGACCCTGCTTACGTTATGCAGGTGCAGCAGCAGATGATGATAATGGGTCTTGAATATGCGGAGATTGCTTTATTGGAATTAGACCGCAGAAACTTAAAGGTTTTCCCTATGGCTTTATCTCCAAACTTGGTAAATCAGATTGAAGAGGAGTCTTATACCTTTTGGTACAAGATGGTTGAACCTGCTAAGGCATTGGCGCAGGAATATTTATTGGAAAACGAAAGAGGTAATTTTGATAAGACTCAGAAAATTATGGCAGAGATTCAAAAACTTGAGCCTTCTGCTGACGCATCTGAGAGATACAAAGATTTCATGAACGAAAGATGGTTATCTGAACCTAATATCCTAAAGGCTTCACCGGAGATTATTCAAAATATTATTGAGCTTAAATACTTCAAAGAAGTTGAAGCGGCAATAAAACCTGAATCGACACTTCGTGAGAACAGGATACGTGAGTTTTTTGGTGATGCAGTTTCTGAGTTATCAGGTAGAACACCGGATACCTTAGATTGCGAAGAGTATGGCAAGGTAACTTGGAAGACTCAGGGTGCAGAAGGCAAAACTAAAGTTCTGCGTACACAGGGTTTTAAAGCGGATGTTTCCGAGCTTGTAGAATCTGTAAAAAATACAGTAATCGCTAAATCACCACAGGTATGAAAGGAGTGATATATCTTGATATAGAGACTGCTCCAAAGGTTCAGTTCTATGCAGATGCAGACGATTACACAAAGGAATATTTTGAGAAGAAATTTTCAGAGTCTAATCTTACAGAAAAAATGACGGTTGCTGAGTTTTACGAAAAGAAGGTTTCATTGTACGCTGAATTTTCAAAGATTGTATGCTTGGTTCTTGCCACACATATAGCAGACAATACTTTTAAATTTAAGGTGCTGTATTCAGACAAAGACAATGCAGTTTTTTCTGAGACAACTTTACTTACAGCTTTCGCTGAGATTCTGAAAAAATCATCCGGTGTTCTTTGCGGTCACAACATTAAAGGTTTTGACATACCGTTCCTATGTAAAAGATTTTTAGCAAATGGTCTTGAAGTACCTTCTGCATTAAATCCATACGGAAAGAAGCAGTGGGATATAAACCACATTGACACAATGGAGGCAGCTAAATTTGGCAATTTTCAGGGTGCAACAACTTTGGATAACCTATGTCATCTTCTTGGTATAAAATCTCCAAAGGGTGATATGGATGGCTCTATGGTTTCACAGGTGTATCACAACTCCGGTGAGGATGGATTAAACAAGATAGCCAATTACTGTGTAAAAGATGTGGAGGCTGCTGTATTGGTTGCAGACAGGCTTGTTGGAGGAAATAAATTAAATAACAAAATTAAAATCACATTCTAATGGAACAGGAAAAAAAATATATCGGAATTGATGTAGGGAAAAACGGTTCAATTGTTGTTATAAATGCTGACAACTCAATAAATTGTTTTCCAATACCATTGATAGGAAAAACAAAACCAACGATTGATTTACATAGCATGAGGGAGCTATTTAAGAGTTTTAGTTATTATAAATCGCATATTGTGATAGAAGATGTTCACGCTCTATTTGGCAGTGCTGCATCCGCTACTTTCTCCTTTGGTTTCGTTGCCGGAGTTATAGAAACTTTCTGTGTGGCAAATAGTTTGTCATACACAAAAGTAGCTCCTAAGAAATGGCAGGAAGAAATGTTCGCAGGTGTGCCTGTGCAGTACAAGCCATTAAAGAAGAGTGACAAGCCGAACTATAAACCTAAGTTAATGAAGGATACAAAAGCTATGGCTCTTATGGCGGTAAAAAGATTGTTCCCTAATCAGAAATTAACCTTTGGTGAACGAGCAACAGTTCCTCACGATGGATTGGTGGATGCATTACTTATGGCAGAATACTCACGAAGAAATTATTAACAAGTAAAATACGAAAATGGAAAACGAAGAAAAAGAAAAAAGACATCAGGACTTTGCTCAGGGTGTAAGGGTTAAAACGATAAAAGGAAAGCATGGGGATTTCCAACTACTGAAGATTGATGTAGAAGATTTTACTGCATGGGCAGAGAAGAATAAAAACGAGTTTGGGAATGTCAGCATAGCTCTGTACAAAAGGAGGGTTGTTGATGAATATCTGAACTCACACAATCCGGTTAAATTCATTGAAAAAACAATAACACCATAATTATGCGAATATCTAAGGATACAATACAGAGTGCTTCTCAGGTTAACATCTACGATGCCCTGAGTCCTGTTCTTCCATTGAAGAAGATGGGTAATTTATATAAATGCAGATGTCCTTTCCATAATGAGAAATCAGCATCCTTTACCGTTAATCCGGAGCGCAACATTTACAAATGCTTCGGATGCGGAAAGGGAGGCGATGCCATCACATTCTTTATGGAACATGAGGGGTTTACCTTTCCTGAGTCCGTAAAGTATGTGTGTGAGCAGAACAAGATTCCTTTCGTAACAGACACCGATGGCGATGAGCAAGATGCTGTACAACAGAGAACATCAAAGATTCTTGAAATAAACAGGGTAACCTTAGATTTCTTTAAATCTTTAATGAAGGGCAGCAAGTCTTACACTCAAGCAACAGGCAGGGGTTATTCGGATGAAACCATAACCAAGTGGGAGCTTGGTCACAGCTCTGCTCTGTTTACAAAACTTTACAAACATTTACAGGGCTTAAACTACAGCGATAGCGATATCTTTCTCTCCGGTGTAGTAAAACAGAAGGAAGATGGTGGTGCTTATGATGCATTCAGAGACAGGTGGATATTTCCGATACACAACGTATTCGGTAAGATTATTGGCTTTAGCGGCAGAAGGCTTCTTGAGACAACAAATCCAAAATACATCAACAGCTCAGAGACCGCAGTGTTCAAAAAATCAAATGAACTATTCGGGTTGTTCTTTGCCAAGAAGAGCATTATAGAGCATGACAACGCTATATTGGTAGAAGGAGCCACAGATGTTATTTCTATGCACCAAGCAGGTATATGCAACACCGTTGCAACTTTAGGTACAGCATTTTCTGCGTCTCATGCTAAAATCATCAAGCGGTACACAGACAATGTTACCTCTCTTTTCGATGGAGACCAAGCCGGATTGAAGGCTACCTTTAAATCATGCGAGGAGCTACTGAAGGAAGGTCTTATGGTTTACATCTGTCCACTTCCGGAAGGTAAAGACCCTGACCAATGTATCAGGGAAATGGGTGATGCAGAATTTAAGGATTACATTTCTGCCAACAGAAAGGAGTTTATAGAATACAGAACTTCACTTTTAAGTGAATCTGTAAACGAGAAAGCAAAGGTGGCAAAGGAATTGTACCGGATGATAAACCTGCATCCTGACCGGATAGTGCGCAACGTTCTGCTTTCTGATTACAACAAGAAGTTCGGCTTTAAATTGGAATCCTACACAGCTACTAAAACTCAGGAGGAGTCAGAATCTCTTCCTATGGAATTTCACATCCTCAGAGTGATGCTGCTTTATGGTCAGGAGTATGACGTTCATTCTTATTTTAAACACACAGAGCAGAGAAATTATGTGTACTATTTTAAGAACATGGACTACCTTAAGTTATTCACCTTTATGATGGATAATCAGAATCTCAGTATAACAGAAATTCTGCACAATGAAGACCAAGAGATAGCAGATACAGCCTCCGGAATCCTGAACACAAAATTTGATGTATCAGACAATCCGGTGTACGATATAATGAGCTGTTTTTTTGAAGCAGACAGACAGGTAATAGAAAAACTTGAGCAGGAGCTTTGGGAAAAAGGTTTAAATAAAAACTTTAAAAGCACCATGTCCTTAATTGCTCTGCATAAGGAAGATATTCAAAATAATATTATGAACAATATAAATAAAGCAACATCATGACACCAAAACAATTATCAGTATTCGGAGATGAGCAGGAATTTATTCCTGAAAACTTAAAACCGTACCCTCCTACATTCTACAACACCATCCATCTCGAAGGAGAAGAAAAGGAAAAGGTGGAGGCGAAATTCAGCAAACAGGAATTGGAAATAATTTCTGTATTCAAAAGGGTTAAAACAATCCTAACGCCATTCGATGTGCAAAAGCACTATGAAGAGAATAATCCGGCTGTGCCAATCACAAGCATCCGAAGAGCCATGACTAATCTTACTGAAAAAGGCATACTTGAGAAGATGCCAAAAGAGCATGGGATGAAAGACGGCTTGTACGGAAAGCCAAACCATTATTGGAAACTTATTGTAAACAACCAAATCAAATGACTAATCAACACATCTTTATGGGCGTACTGATTTTTATAACAGTATTCCTGACTCTCGGATTCATCGAGAAAACGGTATTCGGCATAATAGCCGAGTACATGAACCGGACAGAAATCAACGGCAGCAGATTGATTTTTAAGAAGGTAGAACAGCACGAAAAAGGTCGTTTATACCTGACCTTTTTAGTACCTTTGCTGTGGACAATAATTTATTTTTATCACCAATATCTAAATCGCTAAAATGGCAGAAGACAACAATCTCGTACAAGGATTATATATCCGAGAGAAACAAACCAAGTACAGCCCAATCATGAACGTGGGTGTATCCAAACAGTTTATTGAATACTACAATGAACACAAGGATGAAAACGGTAACCTCAACATTGACTTCAAGAAGATGAAAGAGGCAAAAGCAACCGGCATCACGCACTATGCCGAGAAGAATACATGGAAGAAGGAAGAAAATCCACTGTAATCGTTATCTTTGACCCAACAGAGAGTGTTGGGCATTCTTAAAATGGGAAAGGCTGTCTATTAAACGACAGCCTTTCTTAATTTCCACTTTGCCGGATAAACTGTAGCTCCCTCCGGATGAGTCTTAAACTCTCTGCCACTAAAAACAAGGGGTTGTTCTGATTCAAGACCTCTATCCTTGAAGAACCCAAGATACTCACCTGCTGCTGTAGGCTGACCTGTTCTCCATCGGTTAGTATAATTGCTGTATACGGCTCCAAACACAGCCGCTATTGAATTTTTTGGTTTAAAAGTTCCTGTCTGAAGGGTAAGATATCCAAGCAGCTCCTGATAGGTTAAATCGTGCATCCCCAAACCACACGCAAATACCCCTGCCATCAGTGGCGCAACCCCATCGAGCATATTATCTACAAACACAATATTCTTCCCAAGAAGGTACTGAGATTCTGCCGCCTCTAACCCCTGAAGGATAGCCTCCTTATTCACCCGATTAACATCTGTAGCATTCAGCACATTGAGGGCGCAATAATCCTGACGCATCGCAATATTGTACTCTGTATCTCCCCAAGCCGGACAGCAATTCTTATAGCCTACCGCCTCCTTATGGAACGGAACCTTAGCGCAATAAACCACAAATTTACCGGAACCCAGCACTCCAACATCTCTTGGTAGTGATACATAAATCTTATCTGCTATCTTTATCATACACAAATATAGAAACTTCTGCCCCAAAAAAAACACCCGAACTGTAAAGCTCAGGTGTAAGACAAAAGTGAACAAGTCAAAGGTATCGCAAATATATGTCCGTTTTTTTTAACAAACAACACCCCTAATACTTTATCTTAACCCTCCCATGCATATCAATAACCATTCCGAACTTCTGCACCTCTCTATCCATCACCTCCGGAAGATTCCTAAACATCTCTCTTAAATTCACCCCAATACTCCTCTCAGAGATATCCAACACCGCAGACATATAACAAGCCATAACTAATCTGCCTTCTGCACTGATAATATACCTGTCTCCAATCTCCGCAAATCCCTTCTTGTACACATGAGTATGAACCAGCAATCCTCTCCCCACCAAAGGCATCACAAATGACAACTTAAACTTGTCAGCCGGACTCCCTCCAATAAACGCCATGATATCATCACTCCCTATAACCCTGTCATACACAAAGGCTCCCAACAGAACCTGTATACACCTCCAATTTAACCCCAATAAAGCTCCCAATGCCGTCATGGCAGCCAATGAAGTCATAGCATACATCCCTGTAGCTCTTTCCTTCCCTGCATCAAAAGGTATTCCCTGTACTTCAAACTCTGAATCTTCCATATTATCCATTTTTATGACAAAGTTAAATAAAACCTCGACATTCTTTAATTCGGGTATAGTTTTTTTAATGATGAAAATAACCCTGATTCTACTAATTTATCCTTTATCTTAATGGTAAATTCGTAGAATCAGACCACAAAACACCAAACTAATACCAAAATACCGGATTCTAATAACACAAGCTCCATATAAGCCAAATAAGCCACTTTCTCACCCCTCAAGGTGTAAACACCCCACTCTATACCTGTTCTTAAACCTCAGCTATTCAAATGAAGCCCTGAGACCTATACATGAACTTCCGGATAATGTACAAAAACACATACCATGTACCACACCCACACACAACCTTTATGGGTCGGTGTCGTAGGTAACCCCCGAAAAATCAGGGGGTGGGGGGTAAATGGGGAAACGGCTTTTTTCAATGGGGTGGGTATGTTCACCTTAATATTTACAAATTAATGCATTCACACAGGCACAAAGTAGATAGCAGATTGTAGTTGATAAAGCATCCTGACAAAGTATTCTTGCAACAGTATTGCAAAATGCAACTCAATCACATTATGCAACTGAGTTGCGAGTAACCTCTCTCAAAAACTATATCATTTAGTTTGAGCTAACAGGTATTAATTAACAGGGAAAGTATATCTGTTGTATCCTGCCTTCACAGGCTGTGTTTTACGCTTCGCTTCTCTCTTGTTGTCTCTTGTGTATTGTCTATGGTATTTCCTGTATTATAAGGCAGAAGGAAAAATAGCTCATAGCCTGTAAATAAAGGCATCTCAGCCACTTTTAGACACATAACGTAAGACAGGCGCACTTTATCCTCTTCCTGTGCTTATTCCGTCTCTATAGCTACAGTATAACTATAAGGCAGAAGGAGACTAAACTCATCTACCTATAATTAGGTATTTTTAAAAAATGTTGTATTGATTATCAGTGTGTTGTAATATTTAACAAAATTATTTTCAGTAAGCATATACTACCTATTAGTTAATTATATAACTTTGCAATGTAATCAATCGGCAGTTAGCCATCACATTAACAAAATTAACATATTATGAAAACTACCAAAATCAAATTTACTAAGAACGCTGAAGGTGACTATGTAAACAACATGAACAGCCTTCGCATATGGCATTCATGCACTACAGCAGATTATGGCTTATCAAGGTGGTCTGTTACTAACGCTGAAGGCACAGTTAATTATCCTCTATCACCTGACGCTCCGCATTGGACACAGGGAAGTTTAGCTGACTGCAAGAAATTTGTTGCTGAGTATATCACATTGGAGAAGGCAGAGATGTTACAACTATTATTGACAGATAAATCAATTTCAATCATTAAATAAATTTAACAAACATGAAAAAAGTACAATTAACACCGGAAGCAATTATGGAAATTGCAAAACAGAATCCTGAAGGCTTCACAGTAACTATGACAGGAAACAGTTACACTGTAGGTATCGCTGTGGCTACAAGTTTGACGCAGGAAGCCTTCGGGATGGAAGGTATCCAAAAAGTAATTGACGTTATAAACAACAGTGGAGATGCCTTCAATGCTATCGGAGGTTGGTATAACGCAGAAGACGGACAGTATTACTTTGACGCTGTGATAGTGTATGACTATGCGCATATGTTTGAAGCATACTACATGGCTATAGGTGAGAAGCAGAAGGCAATTTATGATATCGGGAAAGGTATTGAGATATCACTGAAATACCCTAAATCAGAGGCAGATGCACAGCCTGAGACAGATGAGAAAAGTAAAGTTATAAATTCTGACGGCTTCTTATTCTTAGATGTTACAGAGAAAGCAAAAGAAGTTTTTCAGTCAGACTGTTTTCAATTGTATGAGATTTATGATGATGGAACAGAAGGGATGATTGACAGCCATGAGAGGCTTAATGAGACATTGGAAGGAGGAGGCACAGTAGCCATTGAGGTAGGATGGATACCTGCCTAAAAACACTTTCCCTGTTCGCTTATGGCGTAGTATCAAACACAGGCAGGGAAGCTAAAAGTAACAACATGGAAAAAGGAAGTTTAAAGATTGAACTGATTGAAAGACAGTTAACGAAAGAGAGCTACATGATTTATATCAATGGTAGTTTCTGTTTCTCTTGCATAGATAGCAGAGGTATAACCTTTATATCTGAGAAGGATGCATTCACTAAGGAGCAGACAGAAGAGATACAGAAAAAGTATAATGAAATTATTAACAAACAAAATTAAATTTAATACCTATGGGAACTTCAAATTTTGCAAGAGGCAATGCCTCAAAAACCTTCGCTGTCCTGATGAATGAGGAAGTGAATTACAAGCAGTGTGACTTCTGTCTTCACCGTCATCATGAGTATGACCATAACTTGGCAGAACTGACTACCTGTGAGAATGAATGTGAGAATCCAACATTCACTGAGGACACAGAATACAGACGTGCTGAGGATTGGGATAGAGATGATTTATTGTCTAACCTGAGAGAACAGGCAGAAGAAAAAGTAAAAGGCACAGCCTACAAATATGACGAAGAATCAGGCAGTGATAATGACAGAAATTACTGTGCCTCTTATATCTTCTCCTTCAGAACTTCAAAAGTGTTTGGAGACATTGAAGTAGAAATTAGAGTGATGGCAAAACTTGTCGGAGCATACTACGAAGGAGCGAGTTTAGATTATGATACAGCTATCTATAACGGAAGTGAATGGTGCGATATTGAAGATGGTCATTATACAGTCACAGAGGAAGATATCCTTGACGATTTATTTGAGATAGGCTACTTTAGCTATACCTCAGAGATGAACAAAGGAATGCGCCTGATACAGTGTAAGAATGCAGAGAAGTGGGCAGTGGCAGAGGTATCCAAACTTCAGGTATTAACTGAGGAAGTATTCACTCAGGTATCCATGCCATTGAATGTAGTGGCAACATTTTCTAACGGAGAAACAATTTATTCAAAAGCATAAAATTAATATCATGAGCAATACAAAATTATCACCTAAGAAAGTAAACGGAAAATTCTGTTTAATCCAATTCGGAGAGACAACAGTCAGAAGAAAATTAAAAGTTGTTGGAGCATTCGTAGAATGGAAATGGGGATGGGATTATCTTAAGAAAGTAACAACAAACGAGGCAGGGAAATTAACACTAAAACACTGGTAACAACTAAAATAAGAAAGTAATTATGAAAGCAATTAAATTAACACTGATATTAGCCACGATATTTTACTGTGGTGTTATCACTCAACAACAGGAGAAAGAAGAAAGAATACAGGCAGTGTGTTCCTTTGTGAATGGGCATTCAGGATATGCCTCTGACGCAGAAATTTCTGACGCTGTGTACCTCGCTTCCCTGAAGTTTAATCTGACAGAAGGTGAGATAGAAAGTATTCTGAGAATGTACAATATTTAATCACTAAACTTAAAAAATATTATTATGGATGTAATGTTAAACTATTGGGTAGACGGCAAAAGATACGTAGCAGGTATTGAGAGTATTGGAAGAACTTATCCAATACAAAGGATGAGGCTCACCTACAATGTAGGCAAAGGAGAGCAGGTGCGCTACCTCTTGGTATTCTTCTCGGCAGAAGGAGAGCAATGCTACTACAGCAAAAAAGAGATATCTAAAACTGCTCAAGAAGTGCTGAATAAATGCTTCTCATTCTACAGATGGAAGAAGGTAGATAAGTTCAATGATATCTATCCGTTTCAGTTTGCTCCTGAACTAAAACATTGGCATGGAGGAATACCTAAAGTAAGTAAAGGAAAGAATGTATTCAACATTGACTACAGTGTGTTTGATGACGCAGAAGTATTGGCAGTGTGGTTAACTAAAGTAAAAATCAAAGTGCTGAAGACAGGCAGAGAATGTATTATCAGTAAAAGAAATATCCTGCATTCGAATCCTTTGGAAGAAGGACACAGAATCAGAGCAGATAGAAATTATTTTGAATAACTTTTAAATTAAACAAAAATGGATGTATCAATTTTAGTAGTAGCACAGGCAGGAAGAGAACGGAATGCCTCTCAGTTCGAGGCAGATGAATTAGTATTCGAGGCAAGAACACAACTTAACAAAGTAGAAGTGGTAGTGGAAGCATGGAATCCGAAGCATAAGACATTCAGGATATACCTGAACGGAGAACGGCAGACAGCTATTGTAAACTTCACAAAAGCAATCGGAGAAGCAATACTCCTGCTGACAAAGTAAAAAAGTAAATTCAAATTTTTAATTCTTTAAATAAAAACAAACATGAACAACACAACAACAACAGCTACGGCTACAGAAACAACAGTAAACGAAAAAGTATTCGAGTTACTGCAATCAACAGGCACAAATTGGACAGTATCCAAAGAGCCTCTTATCACTACAGGAGGTATTGAAACTGAATCCTTCGGGCTTATTCGCTCCGACAACAGCAAGTGGCTCGGTACAGTAGGAAAGCAGTATGTGGCTTTTCAGAATTTCGAATTGGCAGAAACTCTTGTAAAAGCGTCTGAGGATGTAGGTATTCTAATGCAGAAAGGAGGAACATTCGGAGGAGGTAAAAAAGTGTACTATCAGGCAGAATTACCTCAGCAGGTTATCGGTGCTTCATCAGTGAAGAGATACATCACAGGCACGAACAGCCATGATGGAACACAGTCAATCGGCTTCGGCTCTTCCAACACGAACATTGTCTGTCAGAATACCTACCACATGGCGTATAAAGAGATTAATCGCTTCCGTCATACTACAACAGCCTCTGACAGAATAACGGCTGCAATAGGCGATTTAAGAATGGCTATTGGCTTGGATGAGAAGTTAATGGAGAACTTCAAAAGAATGGCTGATACACCAATTTCTCAGGGAATCTTCGGTAACCTGATGAAAAGAGTATTCGATGTGGATTTGGATATCAAAGAATCTGAACTGAAGACACAGAAAAAGAATAAACTTATCTCACTGAACGAAGCAATCGAGCAGGATGTGGCTATTCATGGAGGAAACCTGTGGGCATTATTCAATGGTATCACTCGCTACACAAATCACTATGTGAAGCATAAAACAGAAGAAGACAAAACAAGTTACCTGATGAACGGAGCTGGATACGAAACAAATCTTGCTACCTTTGAAGAGATTATGGCATGGATTGATGAACACTCAGCAAAAGTGTTTGCTGTATCAAACAACTAAAACAAAGTGGGGTGCGCATACCATAACGCACATATTTTTTAACCATTAAAAAAGGAGGTCAGATGATGTCTTTTAAAAAGCCCTCAAATTGGGGTATTCAATCAGGAAGCACTGTAGGCAAGTTAGCTACAGGTGCAGGTTTCAAACAAACTTCAGGTGTTATTTCTGACACCAAAACTAAGGAGTTTATCGCTCAACAGAATGCAAATCTGAAGAGAATGACTGAAATGAGACAGAAAGGTTAACCGATGAAGTCTTAATGACAGAAACGCTGTGAAGCGTCTTAACCAAAATAAAAAACATGAGAAAGATAATATTTATTTTAGGCAGGGCTGTTGAGTATTCAGACTACAATAACGGCACATACTACTACGATGGTATGGAATTTATGATGGCTTATCAGGTACATGAGTACATCAAAAGTAAAATGGCATAAATTATTAATCATTAAAAACATCAACCATGAACAATAACAAATTATTTATAGTGGTGTTCCGTTCTACAGAAGGACAGTTCACTATCAATCAACATCTTAATATTATCATGGCAATGGATGATTATGAGAGATACAAACACATCAAAGGAGTAACATTATTACAGTACGATTTAATCTATATAGTATGAAGCAAATAATAGAATATAACGAAGCAAAGATTATAGAATCCGGCAACAATACAGCAATAGAACTTCTGCCTGTCATCAAGAAAGCGATTGAAAGATTTAACACAGGCTCCTGCACTCTCACAGAGCAGATTATGGAGGATTATGATTTATCTATGTTGGTATCCACTTTTGATTTACATATCAAATTTGTGCCTATAACGGCAGAATTAGCAGTGGTGTACAAGGATATAGCAAAAGGCTTCAGCCATATAGTTATACTACCAAGCACAGGTAAGGTTTATACCTTCAATGACGAGGCGAATTACACCGAGCAGAACATTTGTGAGTTAGTGTTCACTTCTGAATTAAGAAGTAAGTACATAAGAAACGGAGTATACATTCCTGTATGGATAAGAAGAGCATCAAAGGAGTACAAAAGAAGAATGAGGATATCAGGATACAGACCATTGCTTTATAAGCAGTCTCCGGTATGGCTTCAGAAAGAAATAGCAATATTATTAAACAACTAAAAAACAAAAACAATGGCAGTTAAACACATTCAAATCAGCAAATCAACAAAGGTATTCCATGCGAATTGTTCCTTAGTTGTAAAAGTGAATTACCGGACAGGTAAATTCAAAATCAAGAAATTGGAATCAGCAGACAATGCTACACCGGATGACATTAAAGAAGCGTACAATTTTGCGTCTCAGTATGCAACACAGGATTTAAGCGGAAGCATAACTTCTGCAACAGTATAAAGAACCGCCTATTAACGCACTCTGACGTTTTAGAGTGAGAGTAAATCGAAGGGTATTCTGCGTAGTCCAAGTAGGATGAGTTAAAAATGGATGGTGGTTGCCTGAATGGTATCAGGTCATAAAATCCTTAAAGAATATCAAAAACTGACAGCATGGAAAGACAGCCCTCTTTGGAGGATTATTAAAAAAGTAAATTATAAATTATGAAAACAATGTTCAACTTATGGCTTACCGGAAGCATCATCCTTATGATTGTAACTCTTATCGCATTCACCCTTCTGATTATCTCAACATGGGGAGGAAAGAAGAAAAGAAAGATGACAACATTTGAAGAAAAAATCCGGAGCCAATATAACTTAGGAAAAATGTACAGGGAGATGGCAGAGCAGAACAAGAAGCCTGTATTTGAATTTGAAGAATTAAATCACAATTTAAAAAGTAATCACATGGAAAACACAACAAAAGTAACACAGGAAATGGCAGACAGAGTTTTTGCCTCAAGTTTAGGTCAGCAATTATTATCTGTATTCTCAACCTCAGACGGCAGATTCTTTGTGCGTCATTCAGAAGCATACAAACACGCATACGGAGAATTGGATGAAAACACTCAGCCACTTGAAGATAAAAGAATTATAGAATGGTTCGAATCTGAAGAGCCGGAGAGCAAGATACCTGCAACTCGTTATGATATACTCAGGTATAAAGTAATTGATGAGTATCCAAATAGTCCTATAAAAAAAGAGGAAGTTCTGCAACAAATAAATGAACCGGATTCTTTCAATAACCATATTTTTAAATCAAACAAAAGTGATATACTTGTAACATTTCCGGAAAATTATCCACATCTTTTCAGGTTAATGGAATGGCATGAAGAAAGAATAACCTTGCCTCAGTTCATTAAGAGAGTTGATAATGGCAACACTAAAAAAGTAATTGAAGTGGAGCATTGGGAAAACTCTGTTGATTTATTCTACACACCGAAAGGAGCATCTTTTGAAGTAGCTATTGATACATCCATGTTTCCAGCAACAGAAGAAGAGTACAAGAACTTTATTGCATCACAGGATAAATTTTAATTCCATGAGCAAGATGATGGGATTCTACAAGAACCCATTCCTCCTGTTCGAAAAGAAGGGAGTATTCCCGATTGATACAACTAAATAACAACAATGGAAGACGATAAAATCATACACACAGACAGGCTGAAGCCTACACAATACCTGCATTACTATTCGCCTACCGTAATAAGCCCTTCGTTTATTGCGATATTAGCAAACAAACTCAATCAGCATCCAAACAGCACAGCTCTAATAATGTGTGGTGAGAGTATTCATGCAGAAATAGTGGTAAACAAATTTCTTGTATATGGTTTATACCTTAATGCAAGAATCAAAACCTATCAGGATGAATCCGGCTCTTGGGTAGTATACTGCTACAATGGATAATTTTATTAAAGATAAAAAATAAACAAAATGCAAAGACAAAAATCATTCGTATTCGACCCACTTCATACTCAGAATAAAATCAAGGATGGAGGAAGAACAATAACTGTCAAGACGGTTGTTGAACCAAAGATAAGAGTATACCACTCAGGTAAGATATTTGAGTGCGATATTATACTTCCGGATTTTCCTATGTATGGAGCCATGAGAGACAACTATAAAGATATTATCAGATACGCCAAGAAGCAGAAGCACGTATTGGAACCAAAGCATGGTATAATTAATATCACATTAGAAGTAAGTGAAGTTCTTACTATGGTTGGAAGCATTTTTAATCAAGGATAAACAGCCGGACACAATTGATGACATTGTGTATCCTATCGTTCTTATCTACAACTCCATTAATGAAATACCAAACTTCTGCCTTCTTGCCAAGATGACTCTTGGTGAGAAGGTTTATTTTATCTCTCGTTAACTGCATCCTGACGATGTTATTCTTAGCGTCTCCGAGACCATCTAAAGCGATATTAAACTCCCTGACATCATAACCTGCTCTTACTTGGAAGACATCACCCACCTGACAGATGACTCCGGTTTCTATTTTACCTTTGAATGTTAACTTGGCTTCTGAAATTGCGGTCATGTTCTTAATCTTTAATTTTGTATCTCTTCACTCGGATATACCGATGTGTGACAAAGTTACTATTTAAAAATCGAACTTTCCACCTCTCCCCTACATAGGTAAGCCCCTTTTGTCCTGTAAAGTATCCGAAGTGTTTATCAAACTTAATCAGCTCAACCTCTCCCTCCGGCTGCAGACACTCCTGCCAATCAAGAAAGACAGTCATGACTACATTTGGTATGAGTTTATATTTTACTCCTCTTTTACCCATTGGATTGTAGATGTTTCATTTCCTTTTGAAGTGAGTTGTTCCATTTCCTTAAAGCATTCTTTTCATTTATGGCATAAACATACGCCATATAAGCCTCTAATTTAATCTTTTTCTTGGAGACAGGCAAACCATCAATCAAATGTATTTCTGCCTCCACAGGAGCCTCCCTGATAGAATTATCACGTATATCAATTGCGTACACTTTCTCACCTTTATGCAGAAGTTTACTGAATAGAACCTGAGTCTGTTTTTTTGCCTGAGTCAGCCTTAATTCTTCTTGGCTCTGTGATTCTTTACTTAGCTCTTTCATGTGCCTGTTTTAATGATACCTGTAAATCTAATAATGTTTGGTAAATAATATTCAGATACGCCACATCCATATCCCTCTGATAAAAGAATCGCTGCTTACCCTTATCTCTTCTGACCTTTCTCCATACAGGATTCATTGTCCATATCCTTACATCCGGATTGATTCTCATCACCCTTCTGTGTTTTATCATGGTATCCAAAGTCTTCTGAGTTAATATCCTGACAGGTCTATTATCATGCGACATTAATTTATAAGCCACCTTGTCTGTGTGTAATCTTTTGTGCAGGATTATCCTTCCTCCGGAACGGATATAATCACTTGCCTGTTTCCATACTTGTGCCATTAGTTATTTTTTATAGTAATTTGATTTTAATTTCTCTTCCAATTCGAATACCCACTTCCACTCCGGCAGGTCTTTCAACGCTTGTCTTTTAAACTCCCAATTGTAATGCTCAGTGGTTGTCTTAAGTACAATATTTTCCTTCAGCCCTCTGAATCTTGGATACGCTCCCTTAGTCAGTATATGAGAAAACTGATGATAGAAAAAAGGATTATTCTTGTCCACAATAAGAGGCTTACCGGATACCTGTGATATATGGCTTCTCTCTTCCCATATCAGGTCAAATAATACCTTCTCTCCTTTAGCTTTATATGGAGGTGTTTTAATTCTATTTATTCCACTATTAGGAGTAGAAGATAAAATTCCACTTGCTTTCTGTGCGCAAGATTTACAGCAGCCACAGGAGAAAATATACTGCTCAATACCACAACCGAATCCGGTGTACTTTCCTCTGCCGGAGCATATCTTTTTTTTTCTTTCCATAACTAATTATTACAGCAAGACTAATGCTGTGGTTAATATTCGCTTTCCGGATTCACTGTCCTGCTGTAATAAGACAGTTACCAGTAATAGTTTGCCTACGCACGGTTTAACTCAATAAATTCATAATCGGTCAAATCAGCATCTGCATCTAAACCCCTTATATCATACCCTTTTGGATTTTTTAAGTTGACAGTTACTCCAACATCTCCGAATCTCGAAACCATCCATACTCTTACTCTTGTTCCTGCTTTACAAATGTGTTTAGTTGTATTTTCTTCGACAGGGTGCGTGCCGTTCCAAACATTCATTTCTAAATCTTTGGTGGTTTTTGCGTAAATCTCAAACGAATACCAATCTTTCAAATGTTTCTGTTCATCACGCCATTTTTGAACACATTTCAAATCCCACAACTTAAAAAATGCTGGGTTTTCTTCTCTTGTAATTTGTTTTTCTTCTTCCATTTATATTTCTTTTTTAAAATTCCTACGCTAAACTACTACTGGTAACACAGTATTTGCGCCATTAAAACGAGCACAAATACTCGTCCGTTATAAGTCAGTTTGTGAATTATAAGCATCTTTTACATTTTCTGCATCTCATTCCGCCAGTCCGTAAACAATAGTATATTTTTTCATGTTCACAAACCGAACTTATAACATCAGATTTATTCAATTTATTAATTTCAGTCCGCTGCAAAATTTCCATACCTTTCTTTGCTAATAAGTAAGGTTTAGTAGTTCGTGCCAACTGTACATTATTCATCTGATAATCCATTATTTCTTCAAATATTTTCTTTATTTCTTCCATGATATATAAATTAATAAACTAAATAAATCTGTTAATCGTTATGCGAAAGGTGGTTTAGGGAACTCTTTCCAACAAATTACATTTGGATAGCAACTCCATCTAAATTGAAGAAATTTACCACTTGAGTAACTACCCTCTGCCATTCCTTGTTCTGTCCATATTAAAATGCTTCGACTGTCATTTGGTGGGTTATCTGAACTAAACCACCCATCGCATAACAGCACATTGGCGTTATTGCTTTGTTCTTCGTTTGATACTTTTGTCATATTATTAAATTTTGTTGTTTCTAATTAAATTCTGTGGCAACAACGCCAATCTGCAAAACGTTAGCGGTCATTGCTTTTTAACCACTCTTTAAAGCACCAAGCATCTTCATTATTAGTAATATTTCTATATTGTTTCCACTTATCATCAAGCAACGAACCGCTAACAGCACCTATGCGTAATTTTTTAACCTCGCTTAGTACTATATCCAAAGCCTCTATCAGTTTTTTAGGTTCGTGAATCATATCTTCTCTTTTACCTA